TTATCGGACAACAAGCAAATCTGAAAATCTCGTAGTGTAACGAGGCGAAAGCATTTCTCGCTTCATTTGCCACTGCTGCTGAATTCCCTGCCCGGCAAAATATAGCGTGCCTTTTCCGCCCTTGGCATTGAGCTGGTCGATGACCTGCATTAGCTGCGCGCTGTCTTCGCGCGGTGCATTCTCGTCGAACAGATTTAGCTGAGCCACACCCTGGCTGAAGAAGTCGCCGAGCATGATCCCCGCTTTCTGATACCGGTGCCCATCCTTCCAGATTGCATCCAGGCACCGGGTTGCGGCGGTTATAATGTCGCGGCTATCCTGTGTTGGTGTTAGCAGCTTTACTGATGCACTGTTGCCGTAATACCGCTCGTTCAGCGCAAAGGGAGACGTCTTCACGAACGCCGATATGTACCGGCAGTATTGATGCTCACCTCGCAGCTTCTCGGCACCGCGCGCGGCATAGCTGCAGATGGCCTGCCGCATCTGTTCGTACTCGGTAACGCGCTCGCCGAATGACCGGCTGCAGACGATTTCCTGCTTAACCGGCGCGAACTCTTCCAGTTCGAGACATGGTTCGCCGCGCAGCTCGCGCACCGTCCTTTCCAGCACGACGTTAAAGTGTTTACGGATAACGGCAATATGCGTGTCCGCCAGGTCGAGAACGGTTTTGATGCCCATCGCTTCCAGCTTCTTGCTGATGCGGCGACCAACCCCCCAGACCTCGTCAACGGGTAGCAGCGACATGAGCTTTCGCTGGCGATCCACATTTGACAGGTCCACAACGCCGCCAGTGGCCTTCCATGTCTTTGCAGCGTGATTGGCGAGCTTTGCCAGCGTCTTCGTTTGAGCAATCCCCACACCTACTGCCAGGCCGGTATTCCTGCGCACAGCATCTTTCAGCTCGTGACCGAACTCTTCCAGAACGCGGCAGTTACGCACGCCGGTGAGGTCACAAAAGGCCTCGTCGATTGAGTATATTTCGACTCGAGGGCTCATTTCCTCCAGCGTTGTCATAACACGGTTGCTCATGTCGGCGTAGAGCTCATAGTTGGAGCTGAAGCAAACCACGCCCTGCTGCCGGAAGTAGTCCTTACATTTGAAGTACGGATCGCCCATTTTAATGCCGAGCTTTTTGGCTTCAGCTGAGCGGGCGATCACGCAGCCGTCGTTGTTGGATAGCACAACAACAGGCTTTCCCCATAGATCCGGCCTGAATACCGTCTCACAGCTCGCATAAAACGAGTTCACATCTACCAGGGCAAACATGTCACATCACCGGATTGTCGTCGACCCATACCGGGACAATGGTATGCGTAACCACGCCAACAAGGCGAACATCATCAAGAGCCTCGCCTTCTATAGCCTCACCATCATCGGTAATTAGCGCATCACCGGCCCAATACGCGTGCTGCTGTCGTCCGCAAAACCAGATGAGCAATGTATCTCCGCGCTTAAACAGCGTTGAGTCATCAACGACATCATAGCCGTCCTGCGTTTCGACAATAGTGGCAGAAGGAGGAATGAATGGTTCAGTGACCGCAACAAAGGCGGCGTGCATGTCTGCTGTGCGTGGCATAATTACCTCACAAAATAGCTGTATGCATATACAGTATCGCTAAATATGAGAGTCGATCAAGCTTCATAGTGGTGCTACACTCCCTACCTTTCAGAATTAACTGATTTCTATAATGTTAAAGCTATTTACTCGCTATGTTTCTGTGGGGGTGGTCAACACTGCTCTTCACTGGCTGTGTTTCGGTGCGCTTATGCATTTCATCTGTGCTAATCAGGCAGTTGCGAACGTTGTTGCTTTTTGTATTGCGGTAACTTTTAGTTTTTTTGCAAATGCAAAATGGACGTTCAAATCTCAGGCCACTTCTGCTCGGTACATCGCTTTCGTCATTTTCATGGGCGTTATGGCTGCCCTGACAGGTTTTATCGCGGATGCAATCGGAGCTCCACCAGTTGTCACTCTCATAGCTTTCTCGGCATTTAGTCTGGTTGCTGGATTCATATACTCAAAATTCATTGTCTTTAGGGATGCGAAATGAAAATTTCTCTTGTCGTTCCGGTGTTTAATGAAGAGGAAGCAATTCCGATCTTCTATAAGACCGTGCGAGAATTTGAAGAGCTACAACAGCATGAAGTTGAGATAGTCTTTATCAATGACGGTAGTAAAGACGCGACAGAGTCAATTATAAAGGCGCTTGCTGTTGCCGATCCGCTTGTGGTCCCCCTGTCATTCACAAGAAACTTCGGTAAAGAGCCTGCGCTATTCGCTGGCCTGGACCATGCAACAGGTGAGGCAATAATCCCAATTGATGTTGACTTGCAGGACCCAATTGAGGTCATTCCACACCTGATAGAGAAGTGGCAAGCCGGGGCTGATATGGTCCTTGCTAAACGCTCTGACCGCTCAACTGATGGACGACTCAAACGCAAGACCGCTGAGTGGTTCTACAAGCTGCACAACAAAATAAGCAACCCGCAGATAGAGGAAAATGTTGGCGACTTTCGCCTGATGTCTCGGGATGTTGTTGAGAATATCAAGCTAATGCCTGAGCGAAACCTTTTCATGAAAGGCGTTTTGAGTTGGGTTGGCGGACGCACTGACGTTGTTGAATACGCCCGCGCAGAACGTGTTGCCGGGGATTCTAAGTTCAATGGCTGGAAGCTGTGGAATCTTGCATTAGAGGGCATTACCAGTTTCTCAACTTTTCCACTGCGCATGTGGACGTATATCGGCTTGTTCGTTGCTGGACTGGCCTTCATCTATGGCGCATGGATGATCGTCGACACGTTAGCATTTGGCAATCCGGTTCGCGGCTATCCATCAATGCTGGTTTCAATACTTTTCCTGGGCGGGGTTCAATTGATAGGTATAGGCGTGCTTGGGGAGTATATCGGCAGGATTTATGTTGAGGTTAAGAGAAGACCTCGTTATATATTGAAGGGGAAAAAATAAAGTGTGTAATAATTATTACAAAGTTTTGAAATGGACAATACCCGGGTATTTGTTAATTCTGGCAATAGCGTTACTCACCCCATTGCATTCAGACGATTTTGGTACTAGGATTGGTGGGTTTCCTAACTTTTTAGGGCATTATCACCGATATTTAACATGGAGTGGAAGGCTAACAGCAGACTATATTGCTTCTTATATAATGTGGATGGATTCGCATTTCATGCGCTCAGCTTTTAATGCTATTGGGACGTATGGCTTGATAATTGCCCTTGCAAAACTTCCCTTCTCGCTAAAATCCAAAAAAATTAATTTGAACTATGTGGTAATGTTTTATGTAATTATGTCAATTGCATGGACGTGCTCACCAAACTTAGGGCAAACATCCTTTTGGATTGTTGGGTCTACTAATTATGTATGGACTAACCTTTTCATAATTATCCTTATCAACATTTTACTCGGAAACTTAATCTCTAATAACAAGCATAGCATTTCTTTCTATATCACCGTTTTTTTGCTATCAGTTGTAGCGGGTTGCAGCAATGAAAACATGAGCCTTGTTATCTTTGGTGTTTGTTCTCTTTATCTATTATTTGTGTTATTTTTTAACAAGCCACAAATTAAATTAGGTGCAATTAGTTTAATTGGAACATTAATTGGCGCAGCAGTTCTTCTTTTGGCTCCAGGAAATTTCAGAAGGATGTCAATGGAAGGTGAATGGTGGCAGAATGCCACTTGGGGCTATAAGCTTTGGCTCTGGGCATTCAAGAAAATGCCTTTCGTTCTGCAGGTTGACTGGCCTGTTGTTATGTTCATAGCTATTCTATTGTGTATAGCCTTGCCCACAAGAAAAGCAAGGGATGGGTTCAATAGTAATAGGCATATATATTTTGCTATTCCATTCTTTATATTTCTAGCCTTTATCGCTAATTTAATTATGATTGGCTCACCAGCATATCCTGCAAGGGCAACGAACGGCCAATTTATAATGCTTTTAGGTGGTTTATCTTTTGCCACGTTTATAGCATTAGAAAATGCCAATAAAAAGCTGTTGATACCCATCCTATCAATATTGTTTTTAACATCAACGTATGCATACTCTTTAATGGCGAGATCATATTACTTTGTAGCAAAGCAGGAAGTGATTCGTCAATATATCATGAATAAAGAGCGATCTTCATTTAAGACGAGTGCAACGATCCCAGAATATAAATTTAGGCATTTGTTTAATGAAGGTGATAAGTTTGACATGTTCAAGCCAAAACAATTACCTTATTTCTTTGGGCTTAAAGATGTGTCTTACATAAATCCAAACTTTGATTATTCAGTTATAACCACGGAAGGCACCAAAATAAACATTGATTTAAATGGATATGCGAAAGGTATCGAGTCTTGGGTATACAACGATCAGATACTAAGGAATGATTATGTGATCGTTATTATGTTAGATCACTATAACAAGGATGTATGGTCAAAACATGATGCATTTATTGGTAAATCAAAAAGCGTAATGATAGATGGTAAGCGCTACACCCTTAAATCCGAGCCTGGTCTTTATGCTATAAACGGCAAAGCATACTTTGCTCTAAATATAGGAAGTAACAAAATAAAATCTGACATAAAGAAAATAGATAATTAATTTATTTATAATAGGCACACCAGTTTAAACACAATAAATTAACCGCCACTATCATTGAATTCAATGGTAGTGGCGCATTTTACATTCCAATAACTTACCAGTGGGATAGGAAAATATAATATCACTTAGTAATTAACACTTTTGATATCAATTTTTTCGTAATAATGCGGTATATTTCTTAAACGTCAATTGATTATCACATCCATGTGATCAAGTTATTAACTACTGCTGGTATAGGATGCTCCAGTATAGATATGCTTCCAGACTTTGCTTTGAACAGATACCATCCCGACACCGCATGATAATGCAGCATTCGAGTTGTAGCAGCCTGCGTTATCCACAGACGTCAGCCTGGTCAGGTCACACGCAATGTTGTGCAGACCTCTGCCTAACCTTATTGTACCACCGTTAGACACGGCAATAGTATTAGTCCCGCCAGTATCAACATCACCACTGATGGTGTAGTTGGCAGCGTTAGAAGAGAACGGCACATAACCAGCTGCCAGTGCAGTTTTCACGTTGCTGTTATACACCTTCGCAGTTGTGCCCGTCAGGTCTATCATGCCAGCGCAACCGTCGAAGGTGGTGTTTGACAAGTAAATCTCTGGCTGTGTAGCCATAGCCACCTGCGAGAATATAGCAGCCGCGCCGTTGATCTGTGTGACGTTTTCCAGATACAACTTGCTCAGGCTAGTGGCGATAGTTCCTAACGAGCGGAACAGTCGGCCCTGAGTAGTGTCTGGGAATATAACCTGTACGTTATTCATGTAGACATGTCCAAGCACACCACGGCTAGCAATCACGCTGGCGTTGGAGCTAGCTGGAATGATAATGCGACAGTTGTTGATGAACAGCGTGTCGACGAAGGTTGTGTTGGCATTGTTGATTGACACAAGCCCCAAAGCATTACGAGGACCGTTGTTAATCGTCAGCTGATGCACAGAAGTGCCAACCGATCCCGACACGTTAACCACAGGGGCTGTATCTTTACGGCTGAATATGTTCTCCAGAACAGCCTCATCTACTTCCACACCATACAAATTTTCCGGCTTCTTATACCCTCGGTCGTCAAAAGTAATGACAGCGAAAGCCCCAGTTCCGCTTAGACCATTACCTGGGATAGCATAAACATCACTTACATGAAGGAAATTAACATGCGTATAGTCAAGTCCATTGGTATCGGCATTACAACGCATTACTGAGTCCCTTGTATTGCCGTACAGACCAGAGATTTTAACGCGCACGTAAACACCAGAACCGTTACCTCCAAATGTTACAAGCGTAGTAGTTGTTGTCCCTTCATCATTAACCGTATTAAGGCCATAAATGCCTGCTATATCTACGTTAGAGAAATCTCCCGGCTCGCTAATATCATATGAAGGGTAATCCCCTATTGTCAGCGCGCACATGTCATCACCTGTCACACCTGATAAGTTCCTGATGTAAGCGTTCGTGACAGGGTTCTGCAAGTGCAGACCATCTGAGATAGTGTTGAATCGCAACCCGTCTACGTGCAGGTTCTGGATTTTAGCTATCAGCCAGCAGTACTTACGGGCGTTTCTGGTAAGTATACCACCACCGAGTCGCAGGGTTGTGACGTTCTTGAACACTGACGCCATGCTGTTTAGGCCACTGAAACCTTTGGAAAGTCCATTGAAGTCAATAGTTCCCGGGCCCCACACTTCGATGAAATCGTCTGCTGCTCCGGAGTTGACGTCATAACTATAGTTACGAAGAATATTGCCGTTGTAGCTGTCCGCGGCCTTCAAAATAACACCTGGTCCAATCCACAGACGAGTACCAGAGCGCAACACCCAGGCGCGGTCAGTAAGATATGTACCAGGTTTTTCAAAACGAATATCGCCTCCGGAAGCAAACATAGCGTCCAGACCGGAGCCAATGATGTTTGTGGTGCTTGGTTCAATACCATACATCTGAGGAGTGCGGTATTGAATGGCAGAACCGACTGTACCAGCAGGATAGACAGATCCTACCGATAGTCCGACCAGACCAGCACCACTCACCGCTGCAAGCGCAGCACGCAATGACGCATCACCAACACCAATCCACGCTCCAGGCGCAATACCACCAGTGCTGGCAGGGGTTGAGTTGGCCGGAACAACTTTCGGGCCGGAAGCAAACGAACCAGTCCATTTGTAATATTCGCCGTCGGCGGTATTCAGCAGCACCTCATTTGGGTTGTTGATAGTCGCGCCGGTGGTGAAGGTCTTCCCGGTAAGAATCACGTAACCGAAGGCGTTCATGGCCTGCTGCGCGAGGTAATTGATGCCCTCGATGGTGTAGTGCTTCTGACCAAAGCGATCAGTGTAGGTCCACCCCATGGATGTGACGAACTCGTCAATTTTCCCTGCGTTAAATTTGAAATCGAACGGAGATTCGCTTGGTACTGCATCTTGAGTTGGTTGCGTGGCCATATTTATTCCATAAAAAAGCCCGGCGCGGTGGCCGGGTCTGGTTGGTCGGGACGGTTCTTATTGATAGATGGCGTCGCTGTATTCCGCGACTGTAAGAGATACCGTGTTATCGGTGTTCGGCTTGATGCTGTTGACTGTCCATAGCTGACTGTCCAGCTCCTCCACTGTCGCAATGAGATAGCGTGACGGGAGCTGCACAGTGTCTCCGTTCCATATGTTGAGCTGAATATTGGGTATTGCCGCGGTGAATCCATATTTCGTGTCGCTGCGAGCCGTAGCCGGGTAACGCAGTGTCGGGTTGCCCAGGCTGTCGGTCACCAGCACATACATTGAACCGGTAAACACGATCGGCTCGCTGGTATCGAAATTATTCCCGGCACGGCCGGTAATGTAGCCTTGCTGCTGATTACTGTCGTAGATATCCGGCATCTGAATGACGCTGCCTACCTGGATAATGCCGTCCTCAAACACTTTGACGTTCATCTTCACCCTGGAGTAGATCAGGCGTTTAGTTTCGCGCAGCGCGCGCTCCCGTGCCTGGTACTCGTTGCGAAAGCCGACAATCTCAAGCTTGTTCGGGTTCTCAGCTTCCTGCTCGACGATAGAGCCGTTCAGGACCCGGTAGTTAATGTACGTCTTGTTGTTCGTGGTTGGGTGAACGTAGGACACCTGCACGCCGTCGTAGCCGCCAGGCAGCGTGGCTTCGTACGTCATTTTGTACTCGTCCGTCTTCATGTTGGCCCGGTTGAATACGGCCGCCGGGTAATCAACTTTCTGATCCCTGGTGAACGTCAGCACGCCGTCATCCCAGTACGCCACCACTGAAGCCGCATTGCAGATCGCCTGTACACGGTCGCCCAGCGAGTCATTCTCATCGTCAAACGTGTAGTCGAAGTAACCCAGCCGTTCATCAGGCAGGCTTTCGGCGATTGAGTACAGTCCGTACAGGTCAATGCTGCTTACCGGCTGCCCACCCATGATGAGCCAGGTATGCGCCACCGCATCAGCGAATGAGCGCGACGGACGCAGCGTGTAATCCACCGTCTGCGTGTCCAGGTCGTATGTGATGGTGTGGCGGGTCACCAGAGCGTTATATTTGCGCTCACGGCTGCCCAGGGCGTTCTCTGTCGCCCTCACCTTCACTCGTACCAGGGTGTCTGTCTGGTGAACGACATTCGTCCGGATGTTGATGCTGTGGATCTCTTCAACCTTCAGAAGGCTGGCATCGCTGGAGTTATCTGTGCGCTGGAAGCTGACGGCGTATTTCCCGAAGCCGCCAGACGGCGTAATTTTGTCAGTGCGGTAGAACACCTCACTTGTGGAATCATGCGGAGTCGTCTGCCGGTATGTGAAAGTCTGCTGCGTACCAGGAACCTGGTTGTAGTCGTCGTCGATCTTCCAGATGACAACTTTCCAGTTGGTCTCCTTCTTTGGTCCAAGGCTGGATTGAGTGTGCAGCCATAGCTGCGTCGACTCGACCGGGGAGAAGAACGGGCCGACAACCAGCGCCTCGTTATCGTTCAGGATGAATTTTGTGGTGTTGATCGTTGCATTCGCCGGGATGTCCTGCGGACCCTCCAGCTGGTTCATCGTAAACGTGTACCAGCGCACCGGGTTAACAACCGCGCCGTCGTTTGTTTCAACGGCGGAGATCAGCGTGCCGGAGAATGTAGCATCGGTAGTAACGGTTCCGGAGGCCGTGCTGTACGTCACGTTAATGGTGAAAGTCACCGCGTGCGGCAGCACCAGCCCCATGAAATAGTCAAACTCAGACTGCTTGACGATTTTCATCGCTATCTGTCCGCCGGAATACGTTCCGCTGACAACCGTGTTTGCCGTTGCTGTTTCTATCGGGAAGTCGCTGGCTTCGTTCTGACCGGGAACTTCCTGACCGTCAACGTCATCGAATCCGTACCCCTCAACGATCTGCGGGATAACTTCGCCAGGCTGGAAGAACTGGAATTCAGCGCCTGCCAGAGAGCCCAGGCTTGATTCTGAGTAGCGCACGGACTCGTAATCGTATTTGCCGATACCAATGCACATCCACTCTGTAACGTACTTTAGGCCGCCGTCGGTGGACGTCTGGTGCACGTATTCGAATACCGACTCCTGAATCAGATCCGGGAAAGAGCGAATCTGCCCGTAAATGTCCGGTTTTGCCTTATAGACACGAGCGGTGTTTGTCTGACCGGTCAGGCTATTGTTCGGCGAGTCGACAGAATTTCCACCGGTGTTTGCGATGGCCGGTTTCGGTGCAAGGAACGAAAATACCTGACCAACCACTTTGAAGATCGGGCTGAGGATGTCGCCGACAATACCCTTCGGCTGGTCGAATATCTGAACGTGGTCCAGCTCGCTCAGCTCAAACGCCAGCTCATCATCGTCGCCGAGTTTTACGCCGTTGCGGACGATTAGCAGATCACGGTGAAAGGTGGCGTCATTGGCCGCCAGCCAGTCATAAAAAAGGGTGCCGTTTGGCACCATGCAACGCAACTTAGGCGTTCCTGGAAAATTCGATATCTCAACCAGCGCCATAAGAAAAATACTCCACTTTGGTGAATGCCCGCTGAATGACCAGCAACGAGTCCATGCGCACGCTTCCGTTTTCCCCTCGCGCATGAATGGCTTTTCGGTTCAGCACCAGGCCAACATGCGCCGGTTGCGCGCCGCGGTACCCGACGAATATCCCGCCCTCGACAGGTTTATCGACCTGGCGCCAGAAAACGACGTCACCCTGATAGCAGGTAAAGAAGTCCTCACCGGCTTCGTAACCCGGCGTCTGGTGCAGTTCAATGCCGAGAACGTGCCGGTAATACAACACGCACAAGCCCCAACAATCCACCTTATCGAACGAGCAGGCCCGGTTAGCCCACGGCACGCCGATCATCCTGCTGATAAAATCAGAGGTACTGAAGTCCCGTGTACTCGACTGGATCATAAAGGCGACCAATATTGTTATTCAGAGGGTTGGTGACGGAGAGCGTGACCGATGCAGCATCAGCATCGATATCCACCGTCTTGACGTATAACTGCCAGGACTTAATCGGCACCGAAACGTCGCCGCTGTCGAAGATCTGCCTTGTGGCCGTGATAGCTGTCAACCTAGCGGCCCCCTTCCACTGTTTCATCAGCGCTTTGATATCCGACGACAACCGGCCTAACTTCACCGTCGCGTCGATCACCGGCGTGCCGCTCTGCTGACTCTCTTCGATTTCAAAGCGCGCTGGCGTGTACGTCTGGCCGCCTAGCGTCTTCGCAAAGAACTGCTTGTCGACCAGGCGGACATAGCCAAAGGATGGATGGTAGAACGTGATGGTATCGTACAGACCGCGCGTCGGGCGCTGCTGCTTATAAGCTCTGAAGGTAGGCATTACGGCACTCTCGGTAAAGATTCCGGGTCGCGCCCGTCAGGATAACCAGTGACAACGATATCCAGCCACGAATCCCACGGCGGCGGCAGCTCAACAATGATGTCGTCGAATTCGTCGTCGGCGTTGTAGAGATGGTTCGCAATAACTGTCCCCGTCCAGGTCACCGACCCGCCATCGATGCTGGTTTGCACCGGCATCTGCGTGAAGTGAAGCTCCTGCAGCTGCAGGCCGCTGCCGCCCAGATTGATATTCATCCGGAACCAGTTCAGGCCCCGGTTGAGATAGTTCGGGCTGCGTAGCCATTGCTGGAATGCTCGCTCCTGCGCCAGGGTGAAAATCCACGTCAGTGACCAGGTCACTTTCAGGTCATCAGTAAGGTTCTGGAAGATAGCCGGGCCGACCGCTGGCTGATCGGTCTGGAACCCGGTATCGAGCGTCATGTTTTTGCTGGCTTTCTGCGCCAGCGGCAGCCAGTCGGGATAGTCGATAATTGGCATCTAAACTCCAGGCATTAAAAAACCCGCCGAAGCGGGTTTGATTATTCAACGGACCGTGGACCAGATGGCGTATCGTAAACATTGATTTTTATATCAACGATATCGCCATTATTGGTAAATTCCAGGTCCTCTCCAGCAGGAGCAATGCCTTTGATGATAGAGCCGTCCTTGAGAGTAAATACAAACTCTACTGCCCTGTTCGGATAAAGCTTATGAGGCTTGCCTATCTCTGTTGGTATTGATTGCACATCGTTTGGCTCAATAACCACGCATATCTCCTTATAACTGACCTCGAGGTGTTCGTTTCGCAGTTGTATTGCCAGTAATAGCCTGCGATATAGGACCTCCATTATTCAAGTCAGCAATAATGGCATCCACGGTTATTGTACCATCTCCGTTATTAGTAGCCTGAGCGTCAAATGTGGCACTCGTCATATTCTGTACGTTGATTATGACGCTCACACCGCCGCCTACAGTCATATCCTTGTTGCTGATCACCTTGCCGTTGTCGCCCGGTATCATGTACTGCTTACCGGTACTGGCCTGGTAAATCTCCGGCATCCCGCCTTCACCTACCTGGTACATTCCGCCAGCAGTAACCGGGCCTCCATTTTTACGCTTGCCCAGCAGGTTAGCACCAATAACACCAGCTACCGCGCCGAGACCGATAGCCGCAGCCGTACCCATCGAAGCAATCGAGGACAAGATGGCTGCCGGAGTCCATGCTGCGGCCGTCGTTGCTGCCGCTGCTGTACTGGTCGCCGTCTGCGTGGCTACCGCTGCCGTCTGTACGGCCGTAACAGTGCCTATGGCTGCCGTTTGTGCGGCCTGTCCCATGATGGCAGACTTCACCCACTCAATACCCATCTGGACGAATGAGTTAACCACGCTGTTCAGTACTGTCATGCCGATACTGCGCATTGCGTCACTGGCAGACATGCTGCCTGTGATGATTCCTGTCAGCGCGTTACTGGCAACCGAACCAAGTGAATCAAAGGCTGCCGCAGTTGCCTGTGTTGCCGCGTTCTGCTGCGCCCATTCTTCCCACATGGCTGCCATTCTCTTCTGACGGTACTGATCTTCAATTTGCGCACGAACGGCCTCAACCTCAGATATTTTTTGAGGATAAAGCGCAGCGTACTGATTTAGTTGCTCCATCTGAGTGCTAAATGAGCTATCCACTGCGGCAACTGGAGAAACTACCCCTTGGATTTGTTTAAAGCCCTGACTAGCTTCTTTTCTTTTTTGGATAGAGATGGCTGCTTTTTCGTTAGCTTCTCCCAGCGCTTTAGCTTCCTCCATTTGCTGCTGAGTGGCTGAGCTTCCTAGGGATTGCTGCGCTCTTAACCCCGCCTCCTCTATTCTGCGTTTCTCGATTGACTCTGTTGTGAGGTCTGAGGCTGCGCGAAGGTTGGCAAGTTTTTGCGCTATAGACTCATCAGCTCGTTCGGCGCTCTTGGTAGCTGATGCGCTTTCCCTTGCTGCTTTGGCGTTGTCTTTTGCGGCCTGAGAGTTAGCCTCTTGTTGTTTATATGTCTGGAGTCGGACGTTGTAGTAATCTCGGAATGCTTTAGTGCCTGCTTTGATTCCTTGATTTTCTGCATCTCGCCACGCCTGAGCCTTTAACTTCTCATCTCCAGTTTGCCTGGTGATGAATAGCTCCTGCTGAGCTTGTTTAAGCGCTCTGTCCTGACTGGATGTCAGGCTGTCAGTCATTTCTCTAAGAGCTTTTAATCGCATCGACGCATCTGCGCTTGTCGCCGCAATTTCAAGCAATCTTGCTGCATACTCGCGAGCGGTTTTGGCCCCTGAAGATTGCCCGTCGCCAACACGCTGAAGGGTAACGATCAGCTCATTTAATTTCGCATCCGATGGATTTTTTGCGATATCAGACAGCTGTTTTGCGAACTCATAAGCCTGCTGGTCAGTTAGGTCAAATTTACTGGCTAACGCGCCAACAGTTGCCATGATGGACTGCATGGTTGTCTGCCCAGCCTGTCCTGATGCCGCAGCTTGCTTCATTGCCTGGCTGAAATCATTTGTGGTAATGCTCAGCGTAGACAGGTAATCATTAAACAACTTAACGCTCGCATAACCACCACCAAGTGATGATATCAACGAATCACCAAAGCCTATGAAATCCTTAGATGCCTTCTGTACTTCACTTGATACTTTCCCAAGCGCAGCTTGAAGTTCAAGCTCCGCCTGCTGACGCATCAGAGTGGCCACTTGAATATTCACCCTTGCTAAGGCTGCATACTTATCTGAAAGTGCACCAACGCCGTTTTGTGAAAGAGTAATCACCTTATCAGTAGACTCGATGGCGTCTTTAAGGGCGTCAACCGCACTCTTCCCATTACCAAGAGATGCAACAAAGGTTCCGGCAATAACGGAGCTAAGCGCTATTATGGCGCCAACCACGGCACCGCCAGGGCCAAATGCGCCAGCTAGTTGCGAGCCCTGCTGAGCGAACGCCACCAGCGCAGACTGGCCGCCCTGCACCTGCACGATGAAGTCCTGCACCTGGTATCCAGCCTGCTGCATACTGGTTTTCCAGTTGCCAGTGCCCTTTGCGCCATTTTCAACGCCAGTCTTCATGTCATACAGGCGACCAGTAAGCTCGCCGATTTTCTGCTTTTCTTCGTCTGTCGCTTTCGACCCGGCACGCAACTGCGCAGCCAGAACTGCGGCACTACGCGCGCCATTTTCCTGCGCTTCGTCCAGTACCGCCAGCTGGTTACCCAGCGCCTCGATGATGGACTCTGCACGACTGAATTCACTGCTCGCACCGCCGGTACCGCTGCGGGCCTCTTCCATAGCGCGGGCAATGCCGCTAACGTTGGTGTTCAGCTTGCGAAGCTGGTTGTCCATGGAGTTGGCATAACCAGCCAGTTCAGTAAATGCGGACCCGGTCTGGGATGCGCTCTGATCAAGGTTATCCATTCCCTTGCCGGACTGCTGGGCTGCAGCATCCAGTTTATCCAAAGCATCAATGGCCTGTTTCCCGCCCTGCAGCAGCGGTTCAACGTCGGCGCTGATTTCATAAACGATGCTACCGGCGTTCTTCTCACCTGCCATGTCATTCTCCGGTTATTGCTTTGCTTTTGCCCTGCGTGCGGCCTGTTTAGCCAGGTACTCGTCGGCGATGCTGTCGTACTCTTCGCGAGTGAAGCCTTTCTGGTCAGGGTATTTCGCCGCCAGCAGCATCTGGAATTCGGTCATCGTTAACTGAGAGGCTTCGGCGCGGTTCATTTCAAAGTGGCTGCGTGCGGCACTGATGTAGTCGAAGGCTTTAAACTCAGTAGTTCTTTCGCCTGTTTCATGGCGCTGCAGCTGGCGAACCTTTGCCTTTCCGACGACGCCGTGCTGCATGAGGTGCTGCGCCAGCACGATAATGTCGTTCTTCGGCATCTGGCCCGGGCGGTAGACGACGCAGTGCCGCCACCCTTTCCACTCGCCGATCATCGGTGTCAGGTCATCATCGCAGCACGCCTGAAGCACCAGCATGCACGTTGATAAAAGCTTCTCAGCAGCGCGATTGAATGATGGAGAAAGCCATTCAGGAAAGCGTCCCAGTGTGCCAGCGCACACCTCAATGAGCTGAGCGACATCATTGCCGTGGATGGTGGCGTACACTTGCACAATCTCTTCCGGAGTGCCGATCCTGGTCATGGCCTCAAATGAAGGCCGTAGCAGGTAATCTTTGCCTCCCTCACGGCTGTCGCTGATAGAGAGTTCACCAATATCGGTTAAAGCGGTCATAGGCATTCCAGTAAACGGTCATTATCAAGGGCAGCACGCCGCCCTTTGGAATGTCCGTTAGGTAACGGTAACCGTATGCACGGCCACAAAGTTGCCATCTACGGTGTTGATGATGATCTGCGCGCTGCCGGTGGCGACGCGCGTCACGGTAACGGTGTTGCCGGAGGCGGTAGCTGTTGCCTTGGTCGCATCGGTAGTCGCTACAGTGAAGTCTTTGTTGGTAGCGCCGGTTGGCGCGATGTTCACCGTGAAGGTGCTGGTACCGCCTGCCGTGCCGGTGCTGGTTGTCGGGGTTACCGTCACGCCAGTCACCGCAACCGCAGTGATTTCGTTCACTTCGATGGTGCTTGCGTCCCCGACTTTGAACTCGGTAGAGAACGTGACGATGTCATTTGTGCCGCCGTCAGAGCTCAGCGCGGTGATGTTCATGTAGCCGATGAATTCAACCGGACCATATTCCATTCGCACCCAGATGCCCGTTTGACGCTTGGCAGCAAGCTCGTCAGCAAAGTACTTAATGAATTTGCCGACGCCGTACTGATCCAGTTTGTCCTTCTTGCGCACTTCCCCTTCAAAACTGAAGGTCAGATCACTGTTGGTGATGATGGTCTCGACATAGCCGCCGCCGTCATCCGCATCAGAGGTAACCGAGTTCGGGTTGAAGTCGAAGCCTTTCGACGTACCAGCAGCCAGCGCCTTCCACTCACTTTCCAGTGGTTTGACGTCCGGGCAGCCATCGGCGACTTCCAGCACGACCGCACCGCCGAACAGGCGCTCGTTCGAGTTCTGGCAATTAGCCATGTGAAACTCCTCTTTGACGTATAAAAGAAAACCCGCCGGAGCGGGTTATTTGGTTGGGAATGGCTAGTCGCCAAACGTGCAGGCAAATTGCAATCGGAAGACTATTCGCCCTTCTTCTGTGAGCACCGGCGCGGGAATTGCGCCCATGTTCTGGATGTAGCCGACACACTCGTCAGCCATGGGGTTGTCCTGGACGTAATCGACGATGCGCTGCACGGCGTTAAGCGCGTCTTTGCGCTTATCCTTCGCGCCGACAACGTCAACCAGGACGTGGTATTCAGAGCCAAGATTGGTTCGGATATTCGATCCGCCATTTGGCCTGAACACCATGACCGCCTTCGACAGGTCGTCCGGGTCGTCATACATCAGCTGCTGCACCGTGAAACCGGTAGTTAGCCCGGCATCGCCGAACATGTTGCGCACCCGCTCGTGCATCATGGGTGTCATAGCGAAAGCTCCTTGCGCATCACCGCGTCAACGTTATCTCGCTCGTCATTCGCGCCTTTGGTCAGGAATTGCGGCTCACCATGCGGATCCCAGTAGTTGCCCTTTCCGGTGCCGCCGCCGAACTCTTTCGGTTTCTGCGGACCGAACTCAGATCGGTTACTGGTCACGCCGAAGTGCGCGCGCGGCTGGCCTTTCAGCTTTCCTGACGCTTCGTGCACGTACGCGGCATAGTTGGCTGAGTAGCCGATGCGCCCGGTGATGAGCACGCCGCCCGCGTCGATTTCCCGGAACTGGCTGTTAATCAGCGTGGAGGTGTCGATCGGGGTGTAATAGGCCGCCCGGGCACCGATAAGAATCATCGCTGACTGTAGCGCGCGAATTACCTTTCGGCCCTTAACGTCGTTGATGACATCGTTCAGGTGCTTCTTCGCCTGGCTGATGCCCTTCACTTTGATGCCCATGGCTACACTCCCGTAATTATCGCCCAGTCATCTTCCAGACCGTCGAGAGTGTCGTTCCAGCGCGTCACGTGACGAACCTCATCGGCACCTGCCACGACCGGGTCTGTTTCAGTGCTCACACCAATCAGAATGTAATCGCCCTCATCTGCCAGAGCGTAAGCCGTGAAAAAGGTGTTTTTTACGACAACCTCTTTACCGATGGAGCCGAGCTTTGCTGACAGGCCGCCGATGTAGTCGCACATGATGGTTTCAGGCGGCTCGTATGGGTCGACAGGATCTCCCCACTCGTCATTACCGCCTGCGCCCTTGCGCCATATCGTGCACGGCTTGTTGTATGACCATGAAGCAGTAGACGACATCAGCCCTCCTTCCAACGCAGCACCTTCGCGCCAGTCGCCCGGATGCGCGGGCAGTTGATGAACCACTCGCCATCCGATTTCACGTAGCCGGTAGTCTCCCGCCCGGTGTCGGTCATCACCCAGACGCGGACGAATGAGCGCGGAAGGCCGTGCTTAACTGATTTGTACGTCATCAGCAGCCCCCGACCACCAGGAAAAGGCCCACGCTGTTACCTGCGCTGATTGGCAACTCACTGGTGCAACCGCTGGTATCGAGACGGGCCAGCGAGTCGCGCAGCCATGTGATGCTGTCGTCGCCATATTCAAACGAACGGGACGCACCAGACGGTGCACCCTGCGATTTGATGCGGCGCGCACCGGAAGACGTAGCCATCAGCGCGGCGGCATACATCAGGATCAGCTTCGCGTTGCACTCGTCATAACCAGCACCATCAAGGCACGGGATAATTTTGTTGACCGCGCAGAGAATCGGATCCAGCAACGCCATGGGAATGGTGTAACCCAATTCACCGAGGTACGCCTGCACGTCTGCCGCTGTGATTGGGTCAGCCATGGTTATTTCGCCTTCTTGATTGCTTCCGCCAGTGCTGCTTCGGCTTCGTCAGCGCGTTTTGTTTCTGCTGCCAGCGCGTCGGCATGAGCCTTGTCTTTAGCTTCACCATCGGCGATTAGCTTTTGGTTCTGCTCCAGTGCGTCGGCGAGCTGCTTTTGCAGGTCAGACGAATCAACTGTGGGTGCTGAAGGTGTTGCCACCTCAAACACTAACTTCTCGCCTTTCTTCTTGTCTGTCTCCTTCGCCTTGCCTGTGTTAATCCAGCGCTCAGCTGTTGCATCGTCCACATCCACCACCGAACCAACCTCCAGTTTGCGGAGGTTGGCACCGGCGTGCAGGTTACTTGCCACGATTTCTACCAGTGCCATAATTTATCCTTAGCTTGATGCGTGAATTACGGAGTATTTGTTGTTGATGTCCTGCTTGACCATCAACCCCATTGCACCCCAGGTGCGCCAGATGTAGTCGCTGTTGTACTCCGGCCGCGGAGATGCAACGGTACCGATAGCCTGTCCGACGATTGGAGCGATGACGCCTGCACTCAGTGGAACGATGACGATTTCGTTACCTGTGAGCTGGCTGTCTTCTTTAATCGCTGCAACACCGGTCAGTTTCAGGATTTCATCCATGATCGTGCCGGACTGGAAGTTGTCGGAGAAGTAGCGTTCCAGGTTGGAGATGATTTCGCCGGATACATACCAGGTCTGCTCTGCATACTGATTGTTTACGCGACGCATCTGATCACGCAGTGCGATTGCTCCAGCGCGGATGTCCTGAGACGTTGCTGTGCCAGAGGTAAAATCGATGTTCAGGCCTGAAGCGCCAAGGTCGATCTGCGCTACGCGCTCATCGTCACGCAACCCTTTCCAGGTCAGACCGTCAAACACTGCGAAGTTGCCAGCTTTGTCGCGGAAGCCGTTGAAGATGTAGTCAACGTAACGACGCTGAACGTCTTCAACCGAACCACGCTGCGCATCAGCCTGCGATTGCAATGCCTGCGGGCTGTTGAAAATTGGATCACGCCATTCGAACTTAAAGCCCGAGTCGTGGATAGGCACCATGGTGCCATCGAAGGAATAGCTACGAGCATCGAGTGCCGCGCCGACCTGTCCGGACATGGAAGTGTGAGCCCAGCCGCGGCCACCGGTACGAGCGTAGTCGTAACGAGACTGTTCGATTCGAACGGAGCGAGAAAGCGGCATTAGATCGTTCAGCAGAGTGAACTCGGTATTCGGCTCGAACTGCTGAAGAACAGTTGTGTCGAAAGCGCGATACAGGCGACGAATATCGTCAACTGCGTTCACCGCATCGAGATAAGGAGCGTTTTCTGCATCGCCACGGAACTGAGTGCGCGCCAAGAAATCCGCTGCTGCCTGAGCACTGGCGTTTCGCTCAATTTCAAGAGCGCGCCATTGCGCCTGATTTACCGCGAGGTTACCGGTCTTTTCACCGATAGACTTGGAGAATACAAACATATCCGCTCCTTATTTGATTACGACACGAAGCAGATCACCTGCCGCCGCTGTGTATGATTTGTCTTCCTCGACGTAGCAGCGCACTGACTCATCGCCAGCAGCCACCTTGACTCGACCATTTGCAATAGAGAGCGCCTGTCCCTTGGTGTAGGTGCCGGTTGCTGCACGAACGTTTAAGAACATGCCGGGCAAAGGTTGAATGCCTACCACCAGCTCGCCAGCAGGAATAGGGTCATCCACTGACAGGCAGCGCAGATAGTCTTTGTTGGCCACGTAGAGAATTGCAGCTTCATTACCATCAACTGAGGCCGTGAATTTGTCCGTTGCGCTGAAGAAGCCAATGGTTCCAGGAGGGGTTGATGCCGCAGCTGCGCCTTCACGGTTAAGAAGCGGATTGGGGAACACGCCGCCGGCGTGGATGATATGCTTTCCGTCTTTAGCCATTTTTTACTCCGGCATTTCGCTTACTGATTGGGTGTTCGTAGCCTGATGGCGGAATGCACCGTTCAGACCGAAAGATGTGTGGCACTTGGCGTACATGGCGTCGAGCGCCTTTCCGTCAAGATCTGCGACTTCTTCATCGCTCATGTTCATCGCCAGCTTCACAGCCGCGCGCTTTTCGCCTTTCTCTTTGTCGGCGTTCGCGTTCAGGCTGTTGAAAACGACGTCCACGCGATCGGCAAGTTTCTGCGCCCACGCTGGCATCTCTTCGTTATTGGTGGCCTGCTCTTTTTTCTTGGGCTTGCCGGTTTCCGGGTCGATTTCTTCATCGCCTTTTTTCTTGGCGGTGGTTTCTTCGGCCTTCATCTGGTTGTATGCGTCCATCAGCTCGGCGTCGGACTTGCCTTCAGTCGGCTTACCAGCGGCTTGCAGCGCATTGATAATCAGTTCTTTCATCGGATCGTTCTCTCCGTTGGTTTTAATCTCGTACTCAGTGGGTTTGCGCACGACTTCTACAGGTTCGCCGACGAACACGGCCTTGCCGTCGTCATCGATGAGGTACTTCTGCTTCAGGTATTTGGTGTCATTGCGGTAGATGAAGCTGTCCGGCCACACCGTTTCAGGCCAAAGCCACTTATCTTCGGCGTCACCCTCGCGCAGCTTGTCGCTGATAGCGCGGGAGATGTCGTCGAAAGAGAAGTTAGAGGCATTGGTGAAGAAGAATTTGGTCTTGTTGATCAGGCCGTCGCGGGTGCAGTCGATACCATCAGCCAGGCGGGCAACTTCAATCTGTTGCTCATCGCCTTCTGAGTTAACGAAGATGCCCACTCCCTCTTCCGGGGTGCCGGCACCAGGCTCATCAAGTAACACCGCCACATGGTCAAACATCATGTTGGTGGCGATTTCGTTGTACTTTTTGCCCTTCGACTCGCCGTTGGCGGCGATACCGGAATACAGCAGGCCAGTGGATATGTGGATCGGGTCGGAGTTGGTACCGTCCAGCATCTCATCCAGGCGGTTAATCAGGCGCTTGCCCTTGTCGCTCGACTCGGCGTACTGGCGATTAACGTACATGTCGCCCGTTACCTTCCCGTCGTTGTGGCTGACGTTCTGCAGCCAGGCACCGACGTGGTACTCATTCACCGCTCTGACATCGCGCGCCGAAACATGCTTGCCATCCACTTTAGGGTGGCCCAGCGGCATCGGGTTACGCTCAAGCGTGTTGTAAGCCTTTTCGATTTCTGCTGCCGGGTACAACTTCCGGTTCATCACGATATCGTCCACGACAGGCGTGATGCCGCGAACCACGATATGTGGCTTGCCGTCGATGGTTTCAGTGGTGATGTTTGAAGCGGAGTTGACGACGGTCAGCACGTTAACGCGGTTGCGTTTCATGCTGGGTCCTCGATGGTGGATTTCAGGCAATAAAAAAGGCCGCCGTGGCGACCTTGAGTAATACGACTTTCATTTTCTAACGTTTAATCTGGCGATCAAAGTAGAGTGCACTTCATCAAAGAATGGACTCATGTTTACACGCCCGTCAATTTCATAACACTTCACTTCAGACGGTAGACCATCAGACTCGAAGAAATACTCATCACCGTTTCGCCTTACTTTGACGTTTATAAGTTTTGCAATTCTGATGTCTTCTGTTTCGGACGAGCAGAGATTTAATAGGATCTGGAAGCAAAGCTTACGGTCTTCCCTTGGCAGCGCTGAACCTGCATGGCTGATTATCTTTTTACTGTTTTGATCATACAGCCCAGTTGTCACTACTGGTTCAAGATTGCCATGTCCGTTAATTACTTTTTCATCTTTTAAACCAAGGTATGATCTCAACTCTTCTTGAAAGTTGTGATAAACATCATAAAGCTTTCCCCAGTATAAATCTTCGGAGATAACAAGATCAGAAACAGCCATTCGCAATTCATCGTACTTTGACATTTGAACCTCCGTTTAATGAGATGCTCAAATGTAACACCATGTAATCTAATCTGTCTTCTTCCATTGTTGACGCTCTTTTTTCAGCTTATCCGCCAGGCCATCATTGAAAATGCTGCCGTCGTCGTTGAGCAGGGCCGGAATCTGGCTGCAGTAGCAGTTGTACCGGTTACCGTTCTCGGCGTAGAAGTCTCGCACCTCTTCGGTGGTGTAGACCTTCCCGTGACGGCTGGCGTGCCAGGTGCGCGTCGTTGGCTTGAGCGCTGACAGCCACAGAAGGCCGGTATTCAGCCCCAGCCTGTCAGCAGCCCAGTCCGTTTCGTTCCATTGTGCCTGCCGCAGCGCGCCGACCTGCTCAGTCTGAGCGATGGTCTTCGCCTTCGACATCGAAACGTCGAGTCGCTTGCTGATAACGCTGGCCGTCTCGCGAGGATTCACGCCGCGCGCTACCGCATCGGTGATGATGTTGGTCAAATCGCCACGGGCGGTGTCGCTGATGACCTTCCAGTCACTGAACGTTGTCAGCCTGGCCGCCGCCACCTGATTAAGGTGACCGGGGCTGCTTAAAAGCTGCTGGAGCGTCGTCTGGCTGGCGTACACCTGCGACTGCTGCGAGAGGTTGTTGAATGCCTCCAGCGTGCCGCGCTGCGCCTCAGCGACGACGTAATCCATCGCCCAGAGGTTTTGCTCGCCGCCCTCCAGCAGATGGTCATCGAGAATAGCCTGCACCGCTTCCAGCAGGCCAGCCAGTTCCTGCGACGACATGTCGTAGATGAACTTGCCGGCGTTTACCTGGTAGATCCGCACATCCTCGCCGTGGTCGTGGCAAAGGAAGTGCCAGTTATGGCTGTTTACCTCGCGCTCACGCCCGATCATGCGCTGGTCTAACAGCGTTTTCAGTGCGCGCTTAATGCCGAGATACCGATTCTCGATATCCCGGTACATCGCGGTAACCTGCTTTGCAGAGCGGGTAGGGTCAACCTTGCTGCGCGGAACTATCGGCAGGCCCACCTTTGCCGTCTGTTCTGGTGTCATCGGCCAGGGGATCATCGGTAGTCACCTTCTCATCCGGTTTTGGTGGTTCTTTTGGCTCCGGCAGCGGGTCAAGCCCAACCACTTCGCGCAGCTCATTGGCTGTAACAGGCGGCTCACCGCCATAGAAGCCAGTGGTTTTCTGCACAATGTCGGCAAGTTTCGAAGCGTTCTCAATCTTCTCTTTCTCGCCTGGCGCCAGCAGGTCGCTCCAAGAGATGGTTACCTCGCCCTTGGTCGGTGGGTCGATAATCCCAAGAGTCCAGAAGCGTTCCAGCAACGCGGTGATGCGGTCTGTCAGGAAGCCATTGCGGCGCGTGTTGCGGCGGATAGCCCAGTCCGTTTTATCCTCGTCGCTCGCCAGTCGCCCGGTCTGCTGACCGAACAGGATGGTGAACGGGATTTGCACAGAGGCGGCCAGTTCGTTCGCGGTGACTTCCCACGTCGGACCCGGGTCGCCGGGCGTAACGCTCAGAACGCGCATCTGCCCGGCCTGCATCACGGCGGCCGCATCGGTACCACGGTTAAGCTTGTTGACCTTGTCGCCCATCGCTTCGCCGAGATCGGCATAGCCAGCCTGTTTAGCCTGGTCCGCCAGCGTATTCATGTCGGTTTCTTTGCTGAATTCGACGGCAATCTGACGGCTGGCGTTCTTCAGGAAGCCCTCAGCGCCACCGCCGGAAATCTTCTCGATATCGAGGCCTTTGTTGAAACCAGCCTCCAGTAGCGGGATGCCGGACAGAACGTTGTCGTCTTCAGACCCTTCGCAGAACAGGATAACGCGGCTCGGGTGTACCGGTTCTCCGCGCATCGGCCCGACAAAAGGCTCATCACCGACCGGCTGCTCGTTGAAGTTGAACATCTTCGGCTGGCCGAACGTTTCAGACTGACGGTTGTTATCCCATTCCGCGACAGTTAACTGCGGCTCCCACACAGGAATAAGCTTTACCAAAGCAGACTCGCCCAGCGACTTCACAAGGTTGATATCGACTGGATCACTCCATGGCTTATTGTCTTTTACCTGCAGCAGGAGCGCGGAGTAACGCCCAACCATATTGCGGCGGTCAGCATCCTTCACCTTAGGCCACAGCTTCTTCATGAGCTTGGTGACTTTCTTTTCCCAGGCGTTTTTTTTCTCCGCTTCCTGCGCTTCATCACCGTCAACAATGACAGGATAGTCCTGCCAGCAACCTTCCAGCAGCCGATGCACCACAGCGAAGCCAGCGGCGTTGCGGCGGTACATGTTGTAGAAGTCGTTGAAGGTGATCTCACGCGGGTAGCCAAATTCCTGGTAAAGCGTCGGGCGCTTCGTGTTCCCACCACCGATGCCGATGGCATTCAGGTAATTTGCTCGCCTCATTTCAGTGGCGAGGTTGTTCACAGCCAGTTGAAGGCCGTTATCTTGTTCGCTCACTGGCGATGCTCCTTAGAAGAATACTGCGCCGACTTGCGCTTTGTGCTTGATGTACCCATCGAGACCGTACCGGACGCCATCCCAGCAGTGGTTATTTTTGTCTTCGATAACCGGCAGAACTTCGCCAGTGATACGGTCTGTTTTGTAAGAGTAAAGCCGCGCCTCTTTCGCTGTTTCTTTGCAGCGAGGATGGATGATGATCTTCTTAAACCCACGCAGGCAGGTGATGCCGTCCTCTACGCTACCCTGCCACTTCTGAGCGGCGGAGATATTGAACCCCTGCCCTTTGATGTGGCTGATAGTCTCAGGGCGGGAGTTGTCGGCTTTGATAGGCCATTTACGCGCTTCAGGGATGCCTGGGAATTTAGCCTCGTCTGTAACCTTCCAGTCGACAAGTTGCTTCGGCGTGGCGTCTGTTTTCCCGGCGTAGAACTTCCACATGTCGTCGAGCTCAACGCTGTTTCCGTAAGCCTCGTATTCGATGTAGAGGTTGTTATCCAGGATAAACATGCGAATAAGCGTGCTGGGGTCTTTTGCGAATCCGAAGTCTGCGCCGAACAACAGGCGCTCTGCTTTCTGCCAGAGGTCGTCTTCGAAGCTCTGCACGACGTATTTGTTAGCCAGCACCTGTTTATCGGAGTTTTCGAGGTAAGCGCCTTCCCAGATCCACGCATAGTCTGCGTAATCGAGGTTTGCCAGGTCTTCCTGCCTCTCCTCCTCGAGCACCGCAGGGAACCATGGATTGTCCACATAGTTCATCTCGACGATCATCGAGCTTTTTGGCGGGTTCTTTCTGAAGAGCTTATCGGTGGCGCTGCCGTCTTTCTCCGGGTTCCATGTGACCCATATCTCTGAGCCTTCTTCACGAACGGTCGGGCGTAGCTTTTTCCACGCAGTAGCGGATACAGACTCGGCCTCATCAACCCAGGCCACAAGAATGCGCGCTTTGGATTTGATGCTGTCGAGGTTATGGCGAAGACCACAGAATACGTAGCTGACTCTGCGGTTCTTTGTCCGGATGTATTTCTCGCCGATGTCGAAGTAATCATCAAGCCACGGAACGGAGCGAATGGCCTGCTTCACCTCCTCCATGGAGGATTCTTCCAGCGAGTTCATGTATTCGCGAGCGCACAGGATCACGCCGCTGATATTGGCCTCCGCCGCCTGGTAAGCCTTGACTGCGGTCATTAGTGCAAACGTGCGGGTCTTTGCAGAACCGCGCCCGCCATGAGCACCACGATAGCGGATGCCTTCTGTCGCGAATACGGGTACTAACTTGGCTGGTATCTGGAGGTCAACTTGGCTTTCCATTGGCTGGGTCAACTCCTACCAGGCGAATTGTCGTCGGTCTCGGTGACATGCTGCCGTCTGGGCTGGTGTGCTCGACCTTCTGTTTGTTGCTGTATGCGTCGCCAACCTCTTTGGCGGCCTGCTCCATCAGCGAAGCAGCCAACGCCATGTTTTTCATTCCCTCGGCGCGAGTCATCATCCGGTCAAGTGCACGGAGACGATATGCCTTGTTGGCGATCGGAATGTCGGCGATCTCATTCTGGAATCGTTTACGGGTGGCGTTGAACAGGTCAATCCACTTCTGGCTCAACTTGGCCGCCATTGCGTTGCCGGGCGTATATTGCGACACCTGCTGCCGTGAGACATCGATGCCGTATTCAGCCTTTACAAGCTCAATGACTTTTACCGGGGTCTCGTAGCAGGCGAGTGATTGAACGATGAAGGCTTTAACCTCTGTCGATAATGCTGCCACAGGCTACCTCCATGACAATCTGAATAAAGCGTTACGCCAGCTTCAACATGCACGTCCCGCATGACCTGGCTATATCGATGTGAGCCACTTCTGCTGGCGCATTGGCCGCATCAACGAGCTCCTGCACTTCTTTGCTGGCACCGTATCGACGTACAACACCAGTGAATTCTTCGACGTCGTGGCCGCGAAGTGTAAGCACTGGCTGCCCGGTCTCTTTGTTGAACTTCGGCGCGCCGAAATCATCGGTGGCCTGTGCGATGTGGTAAAGCTCATGCTCTACCAGTGCGCAGAACTCAAGGTCACTGCATTGTGAGCAGTAATCGGCTGCCAGCGTGATGATGAACTTCGGTATGCGCCCGAACCATTCATGCATCTGCTGTTCCATTCTGGCTTTCTGCCAACCACCGGCGCGGAACATTACCTGCTCTGCCTGACCGAGAACGTAACGCCCTTTCTTCGCGAATGAGTCAGACGCCCACATAAAGCAGAGGTCAGCTTCAAGCAGGTGCTCATGGTCAGGGTTGTGGATGCTTCCGGTATCACTGAAGATTTGTCGGTTTACCCACTCATGCACTTCATTGGCAGGTATCAGCCTGGTGTATGGCTGCAAGTTGTCGGAGGCGATGAAGTTAACTGGCGGATACGGCCTGCGCTCGTCATCGTTAACCATGGGTTACTCCGTTGTTTGTTCGGTCTGCTCTTCCGGTACCGGCGTGAACTCCACGCGCTTAACGTCGGCGGGAGCGAAATACAGCCACTGTCCCGTTTCCGTAGCCAGCGGCACAAAGCCGTTAACCAGCTCGGGTTGACGTCGTGACATCTTGCCTGTGAAGGTTTCGCCTGTTTGGGTGGTTAGCGTGATTTGGTAGATGTCAGGCATTGAGAGCCTCTTTATCCCCTACAAGGGATATTCAGGTGCTTATCCCTTAGAGGGGATAACCAATGTTATTGCCATTAAAAAACCGCCTTCAGGCGGTTAGATATAGCGATTTAAAATCTTGGTGCTATGCCATACTTCGGCGTCTTTATGTTCGCAGCCCAGACTTTGATATCGTTCTGAAGCAGCAAAGTGAAATCTGACTTGAGGTGGTTAACCATCTCATTGACCTTTTCGGCATCATTAACTGCAAAGTGCTCAATCCTGTTTGCCCCGACCGATACACACCTGTAAGTTGCAGGAACATCCTTCCCGTTCACATTAAGCAACTCCTTCTTATCTCCACAACTGCCATCGGACATATAGGACACCAGCATATTTGCTGCTCCCCTCCCGGGTTGAGAGATGCTTATCATGACAGGCAATCCCTCTGAGGTCTGCGTAATGTCGTAAAGCACTGCATCTTTCTGATACCAGGTATTGTATTCCCTTTCCTGAAAGGCTGAGTATGAGGGTGACGATATCGCCACCAGAAAAGCGATTGTAATAGATTGAATTTTCATCGGTTGTTATCGTTGTGTTTAGTTGAATTTATTATTCATATTGTGCTAAAAACAACAACAACCTAAGATTAATCCTACTATTTTTAGCGGTGCTAAAGTATCTTTTACCCAAAGTGAAGTACTCATTTATCTCAAACCATTACAGCATTATAAATGCCGATAATTTGCATTAAGTACAAATTTACCCCATGGAAAAGAAAAGAATCTGCAATAACTTCTCAATAAATTATCAGTACTCAAGAAAATCGCCCTTATTCTTAGTGAGCGTTTTTGAATGGACAACTGGTCTTTACGTTTCTTCCTTGATGTCTAATGACAAAGAATCGCTTATTAAGCAATTAGTGGAGTACGCCCAACTCAACGGGCAGGAAGAAATCCAATTGCGTAAGATAATCATCTGATTGATTAAACTGCTTATGTTTATAACCATTATCAAGCCCACCAGAAGATGAGCTTTGGAATGGTCACTTTGGCAGTCCGGGGATCGATATTTGCGCCTGCTGCTCAAGCCTTTCGATTCTTGCTATGAGTTGTGGCTTCTTGATTCTGCCCCAGCGGTTCAGCAAGCGGCCTGACATACTTGCAACATCCTTTTCCTTCATGAACTCCAGCATTAATTCGTTGTGCTCTCTTTGGTATGAGTGAGCCAACTCCATCAGTCTGTCACGCATCCAATTAAACGCTTTGATAAACGCCTCTTTGATGGCGGCAGCTTTTTTGCCGGTAAACGACATGATGATGTACATCGCGCCGTCTTTGGAGATTTCATATTCAACATACTGATTACCCTTGTGTTCATAGGTAACCCGCGAAAAGTTGCTGGTTAGAAATTCATTCGAACAGTCTAGCTTTTCAATTTTCTGAATGATGTGGTGATGCTGCTTGTCGAAGTAAGCTGCCACCTTGCGGGAGGTTGTGATCACGCGATCACCAGAAACAGCCACCATGTCCCGGAAATCGAGATTAGCTAATTGATGATTCATAGCGTCTTTACCTTTTAGAAAGTGAGCCTGTTCGCACAGAAAAGCCGCCCCGAGATGGTCGCCACCATATACGGCAGTTCTCAGGCTCAGCTTTCTGAAAGACTCGGGATTGTTATGCGCTGCGATGCGCGGTTTACTGCGGGCATAAAAAAGCCCGACCGAAGTCAGGCTCTGTTATTTGGGTAACGAATCATTTAAGACACTGCTCTTTGATGTAGTCCTGCAGATAACCGATCTGCTTCGTCACTGTGACGATTCGCTCTCTGAGGGTGAAATAATCCCGTTCAGCGGAGTCAGTAAGTCGGGGGCCGGTAGCATCGACCATGCCGCCGGTGCCGGTCGCTCCATTCGTGGGGCAGTTTGCGTTGAGCTGCAGCCGCTTACGACCAGCAATGACATCGCTATGCAGACGCTCAATAGTTTCTTTCGCATCAGCCAGTTCTCCGGTGTATTTGGCATCCAGTGCAGCGACATCGCGCTGGCGTGTCTGCATGTCTTTAATGGTGGCGTTCGCCAGGCTGAGTTTCTCATTGGCTTTATCGCGCTGGTCTTTGTAGGTAATGGCGTTATCGCGGTAGTGGTTCACGAAGAATGCCAGTACGCCTATTAACGCCACCACCATCAGCTGCAACCAGTAACGTTTAACCAGCGCGCCAATCACGACAGGAACAGAGCGCGCTCCGCCTCACGCCGACGGGTCAGCCCGTTAAGGACTTTGCCGCCAGCTTTGTTCCAGCGCAGGAACTCATCGGCAGCGCCAGTGTAATCACCGGCGTTGATTTTTCGCAGGAGAGTCGAAGTCGATAAGGACCGGGCGCCGAGGTTATACGTGAACGACACCAGGGCGTCGAATTGCCCCTGAGTAAGGTTGACTTTAACCAGGCGGGACACGTCGCTTTCGTAGCTGACCAGCCCTGTCTTCAGCAGACGTTCTGCTGTTTCCTGCTTAATCGTCATACCGGCACGGATCGGTTTGCCGTCGACAGGCTGAGTCCATCCGTATCCGATCGTCCACACCCCGACGCTGTCCTGGTACGCGGCGAGCTTGCAGCCTTCGAACTGCTTGATCAGGGCAATGCCTTTGTCACTGGTTTGCATTCTTCATCCCCGTCAGGCGTTCCCAGAAGTACGTCAGCGCCACGGAGCCCATCGCTCCGCTGATACCTGAAGTAACCAGAATCATGTAAAGGCTCAGCCCACTTTCAACGCTGATCAGGCCACCAATGAGACCGGTAAATCCGGACACTGCGATTTGTGCCAGTGCGTTGATCCAACTCCAGGTGGCTTTATTCTGCTTCACGTCAATAAGGTATCGGACCAGGCCGCCCCAGCATGACAGAGCAAGGACAATCAGCCATGACACTCCGGCAATGCTTTCTTTATCTTGCATACGTTTAGCCATATCACCTCCGAAAAACGGGGTGCTGTTTGTGTAGTGGGGAAAGGCCGTCAGACACGATAGCTACGTGGCATCTGGAATTGATTGTCTGCGGCCTGAATAAAAAACCCGGCGACAGGCCGGGAAGATGAGGGTAAGGCAATGTCGGCTCTATGGCCGAAGGGTCCCAGGTAGTGGGTTCTGGTGCCGGGCAAAGGAATCGAACCTCTGACGCGCAGCTTACAAGGCTGCCGTTCTGCCAATGAACTAGACCGGCGAATTTGGAGCATCTGGCGGGGATCGAACCCGCATCTTCTGGTTGGAAGCCAGACGTAATTCCCAAACTACGACAGATGCAGAATTGGCGGGACAGGAAGGATTCGAACCTTCGACCATTCGGTTAACAGCCGAACGCACAACCGCTGTGCTTCTGACCCTGAAATGAAAAAGCCCCGCACGATGGCGAGGCTTCGAATTCATTCATGTTACACACAACAATGGCAACATATACGAATTAGTTTGCTCATTTGTTCATTAAATTGCAAGCACGTTGTGTGATTTATTTGCAATTTTCCTCACATTTTCGCGATCGTTAAACGCATTTTGCAGCGGATGGTATAAACAGAACAGTGAAGCATTGATGATTTGCTTCACCTCTCTGCGGATTGTCGAGATGCTTGGATGTTTATACTGATTGCCGCCACGAGTCTTCATCAGGCGAGGCTTACTTATTGCATGCTGCCATGATGCAATTCGTATCTCGCTGGAGTTACAAACGTAGTAGGCGAAAATAACCCGCCAGGCATTTTCATCCACATTCTTTAGATAGTGACGAATGACTGCATCTATAAGCATCCCGTCATCATCACTACATACCGGCCGTGATGCTTGCTGGGGCTCAACGGTAGCCATGAATCTGGCAATCATGTTGATCATCGCTTTATCAATCTTTCCGGTCTGGCACCATGCGCCCCACAACTGGAGCCACTGGTCTACCCATTGATGCTGGTCGTTGGTTAATTCCAGTTTCATTATGCGGCTTCCTTCTGTGGCTGGTTGGTTTTGGTCTGGCTGTGCTTTGCTACTGGTGGCATGTTGGCGCGCTTTACGCTTTCTGCCTGGTACCGCAGGAAGTCTGTGTGGTTCATTCGGCCTCCAATTCGGTGATGGTCAGTTCAATCCTGCCGCCTTTGACGATTGGCATTCTCTTCACGCTGTAGTAGTCGACCTGCTGGTCATCGAGCCAGAACCCGGATTTCGTCAGGGCGTCGAACGCCGCCTTTTGCAGATTGTCCAGGTCCCGGCGACGGCGATCCGGCATGTGGCACTCGATACGAATTTTCACGGGCGTGGTCAGCCCGATATCCAGCATTGAGGCTTTGATGATTCTGGCGACGCTGTCGCGGTACGCCTGTCCTTCTGCGCTGATATGCGTGCGCCCGCGGTTATGCCGGTAGTAGCGGTTGTTGCTCGGCGGCCAAGGGAGACTGATGCGATATTCATTCATGCTTTTACGAGCCCCTCTTTCAGCCAGATAACCTGCGTGCGTGCCATTCCTTCAAGCGCGCACTCCTTTGCATATTCCGCATCGACCAGACGGGTACGGCGATCAATCTCGTCGTGGCAGCTGCTGCATGCGATGGTTGCGATCAGGTCAGGTGGCTTGATTCCTGTGCCGCAGAGGCCTGCAATACGGATATGTGCCAACACTGAGGTTTCAGGGTTGCCGTTGCATACGTCGGGGATCCGCACCTGACATTCGCGCCCGCGAGCCGCTTTGCACAAATTAGCCATGCGCCCTCCGTGCCGCGAGACGGAGCCATTTCTGATCCACCAGGCGGGCGGTATAGTCTTTCAAGGTCGGGATGTCGGACGGCTTAACCACTGGCTTACGCTGGCGGCGCGCCGGAACGCGGAAGATTTCGTTCGTGATGACGCGGGAAAGTGGAGTAGACATCATGCCTCCTGCTTTTCGCGCAGCTGCTGGTACTCGCAGCCGTTAGGAATAGTCAGGGCCAGGCCGAACTGGGCGCACCACATCTCAACCTTCACCAGGAAGATATGCATTTCACCGGTATCGAGGTCAGAGGTGTGGCGCGGCTCCCAACTCGTTGTCTTCTCACCGGTGATGAAATCGGTGTAGGTCACCTCTTCGCAGCCGAGGTAGGTTTTCTTGAGGTTGCGCTTAACCCACTCAGGCGTCGCGTCGGTTCGCCCGGAGTTAATCAGGTATTCGCTGATTTCACCCATCCACATGTGAAAAAGTGAGTTCTGTGACAGGCTTCGTTTATCGCGCCATTCCTTCACCTGCAGGCGAAGCGGCTTGCCACTCTGCAGTTGTTCCTGAAGTAATTTTCCGATGGCGTTGAAGTTGCCAGTGTGAAGCTTAATGCCGCACTCAGGGATGTTCATACGGCCTCCTTAACGGAAACCGCAGAATGCAGAAAATCGCAGGTGCATTTCTGCATCTGTGACAAGGTGAAGAGTTCAGATTGTGGTCGCATTTAAGTCCCCTTAAATGCGCAGAAGTCACCGGAGTTGTTCAGGCTCCGATGAAATGATTATGGACGGTTGATTCAACAAAATCAACGCGAGAAAAAGGCCTCCGGAGAGGCCCTGGCTGTCGATATGGGGATTCCCATATCGCTTGTATGGCAGTTACACCAAATCGGGCAATTTGAAGCCTGCCATGTCTTCCGCCCGGATTGGAGGCGATAGGCAGTCAGCAAACACCAGGGTGCCATCGAGCAAAATCACGAAACCCCACCCCATAAACAGGTTGGCACTACACCAGTCAGCCTTTAGGGGCACATCTGGCATCCTGTCTGGAAAGACTGGGTAATGCTCAGCCAGCCACTCCATTGCGTCGCAGCGATTGAGAGTATATTTGTCGTACATCATGCCTCCTGCTGCGGTGCTGCTGGCAGCGGCATCCAGTGGGTGACATGCTCTACCAACAGATTATCGCAATAGAAATTCCAGTACCTGTCATACGCACCAGACCAAACTTCTCCATACTCATTGAATGCCAGGATGGCCTTAAACTGCTCCGGCATCCGCTCACTGCAAGCCACCCAACCATCCGGAATCACCGGAGAGTTGAGTTGTTCGGAATTACCGAACGACTGAAGCATGGCTGCTCGATAGGCGTTCCAGCCGACAGCTTTTCCGTGTTCAAACGCGCTGTCAAAGTCATCATCCATTTCCATCGCAGCGGGCACAGATACCGGTGCTGGCGGGGCGGTGTAGAGCGGCGTTACTTCTCGCAGCGGGTCGGCATAAGCATTGCCACTATCGAAGCTGACGTTGTTTTTTGAGCCGCCGCCTGACAGTAGCCACGCCACAGGCTCCGCTTCGAGCGATGCCAGTGCTATACGCGCCAGCTCGTTCAGTATTGCCACATCAGCGTGACCGAGTCTGTAACCAGCTTTCAAATCGGCAACTGCTTGCACGGCATGTTTGTCGATGTTGCTCATTGGGCGGCCTCCTGCATGGCTGGTTCTGCTGGTAAAGTCATGTGCGGCACTTCAATCAGTTCTGCCCGAGCATCAGCCGTGTTCAGCGCCATTAATGCGACGATCCGCTTCTGCTCTGCATCCATTCGTAACGCTACTGTCTTGCCGTTCATATTGAAGAACACCGCAACGTTTTTGATATCTTCGATTTTCATACCCCTACCCTCCCCCAAACCATCAATACCCGCTTCATAGTTGCGCTGTTCCGGCACTCCTGGCAGATCACGTTCGTGTCCGTCCGCTGAATTAACTTCGACTTGCCCTGCCTCATACCCGGTATCGTGTCAGGGGCGAAGCGCATGCCGTAGCTGGTCAGGCTGTACAGGCGCTGGCCGTATTTTCCTTCGCAGCTGATCAGCCCATCGGCCAGCAGCGTGCTCACCGTCCCGGATATCTTTTTGGTGTCCATGCCGATAAGCCCTGCCAGTTTGGCGTTGTTCAGCCCTGGGTTATTGCGCAGGGCTGCCAGCACCTGCTCACGGATTGTTATGGTCATTGCCTACCCTCCGGATCCCATATTCACGAACGATTGCGAGCGAGATTACGGCTATTTCCCAACTCGATTTGTAAAGTGCTTTTCGCTTTTCATCGGTATCAACGCGCTCTATCCAGGCTGCATCGCCTTTCGAATACTCGTTGATAACGACATAGTCATCGCTGCATGCTTTCACGCTGCCCCCTTGGAACGGTAAGAATCCCAGGTGAATGACAGCGTGCACCCGCCGCCGTCGCTCATGCGGTCAATAACACGCTCACTTACGAACGCTGCCAGTTCTTCTTTGGTCTGGTTGCTGATCAGGATGGTCGGCTTCATCCGCTCGTACCGGGTGTTGATGATTTCGAACATGATCAGCTTCTCGGCTTCGCTGCCGAACTGGACACCAACCTCATCGATGATCAACAGGTCCGGAGTGGTGAATTGCGAAATCACGTCGTTTTCGCAGCGCGTCGCTGTTTTCGACCACGTTGATTTGAACTCACGGGCAATCTTCAGCGCTGTGGTGAAAATTACCGGGCTCTGGTGGTTCTCGATGACGTAGCGGGCGATCGCTAGGGCGAGGTGGTTTTTACCGGTCCCCGGCTTGCCGCACATTACCAGCCCGCCACCCTGATTCAGGCGCTCGGGCCACTTCGCGGCATACGCCTGGCAAACCCGCAGCGCGCGTTCTGACTCTTTACCCACCGGCTGGTAGTTTTCCAGCGTGCACGTCACAAAGCGCTCAGGGATTTCAAGCTGGCGCAGCAGGCGATCGATGTTCTGCTGGCGCGTGCGGTCTTCCCAGCGCTTTTTCTCGGCATACAGGAAGGTCAATTCATCACGCAGACAGCCAGGACAGCGAGTTGGCGGTGACGGTAGCTTGATCAGGCTGCTGGTAAGCACGCGTTTACGCTGTTCGTATTCGCCGTGTTTCTCGCAAAGCACCGTTTCACAGACGATCTCGCAGTTAGGGAGTTGCTCTGGCGGCCTGCCGAGAACTTCCAGCATTTTTTCGATAGCGTCGATTTTTTCGAGCAGTTCCATACTCAGTCCCTCGCCCATGACGGAATTTCAGTCTGGCCATAGTCCTTGCCAGCGAAGTTCTCAGATACTCGTGACGGAGTGCGCACAGGCTGTTTAGCACCTTTCGGTTCAAACAAACCCTGCCAGCCATTTGCGATGCTCTGGTTGATGATTTCTTCAGGCTGATAACCGCTGCACTTGCAACGCTCGAGCAGGTTGATGGCCTGAGTTACCGTCTGCTGAGACTTGATCGGTTTCTTCAGGTCACGACGATAATCGACCCAGGACTTCCAGACTGAAACTGACAGCCATTCAGGAAGGTCAACACCAGCCGGATCGAACGAAGCCGGTTTGGGGGATTTAGGGGGTTTATTAATATTGTCTTTATTGTCTTTTGTAATAGTGTCTTTTGTGTGTCCCCATTTTGGTGACAGGGCTGTCACTGTTTTGGTGACACTTTTTGTCACTACCATAGGGACATTGTCACTATTATGGTGACAGTCACTACCGTGGTGACATTTTGGCGCAGGTTTAGTACCTGGAATCACCCACTCGCTCAGGTTTTTGTTGGGCCCGATAAGCATGCCGTCGGACACCAAAACATTCATCGCAATGAGCTCGTTTTTGGCAGTGTTAACCTTCTGGCGAGGTAGTCTGGTCAGCTCAGAAAGTTGTGAGTCTGCTATGCGATCCATCTTCTTGTTGAACCCATAGGTTTTGCGGCAAACAGCATGAGCTACCTTGGCCTGATTTTTAGTCAGGTTCGCGCCGATAAGCTCCTCATACAACTCGTTTGCCAGACGGGTGTACCCATCGTCTGTATCGGCCACGCGTTGCTCCTGTATTCCCGAAACTACTGCGGGAAAGTTGAGAATTTCTGCGGTATTTGACATACTTACTCCCGTTACTTGGCGTAACACAGTGTGATAAGGGCCTTTGAAGTTACCGCTTCAAGGGCTTTTTCTTTTCTGGTGCCTCTCACATAACCCCCAGCATCGACGTGACCATCGTCATCAGCGGCCCTACCTGCTCCGGCATGAGGCGGAAGAGCGACGCTATACCCTCGCTTACCTCTTTCAGCTTCTGATGCTCTGGAGCGTCCAGCAGCACGGCCTGTTTAGCTTCGGCACACTCTTTCATCGCAGAGGCGATCAGGGACATAGTGTCGTTCTGGGGCGCTAAGCGGTTGCGGTACTCCAGCGGCAGGACGGACATAATTGCCGGTGCCAGCTGGCGAATGTTGTTGGCGGCGTACTCTGTGTCGCCATCGATCCAGCGAAACACTTTCTGCATCTGACGGTGCGAGTCAGTCGGGATATCCAGACCGGTTCCGCCGGTTGCCCGCCACTCTTCCACAATCAGCGCTGCGACAAATTCACGGCTGCGGCAATCAGCTGCCCAGGCGCGCACAGCTGCGCGGATCCCATCGATGTTTAACGCCTTGGAATAAGGTTCCCGGCGATTCTGGTAAATCATCGCCGTTGGCGAAAATTTGTTACCTTGTTGATACGCAAGTGAATGCATTGCTTTCCCTTTCGTGGTTAGGGCCGCCGTTAAGCGGCTGTGTTATTTGCCCCAAGGAGCTGGGCGAGATCTGGGCGGATATCTGCTGGCTTAAGCTTGCCGTTGGTTGCAGAAACAATCTTCATTACGTAGCGAGCATCAATGCCGCCACCGTGCAACCAGCGCCATACCGTCGGCTGCGCCACACCGCAAAGGTCGGCTAATTTCTTCTGGCTACCAGCGATATCAATGGCGCGCTGGATGGTTTTGTTCGTCATTTTCCAATTCCTATGAGTATTGGTGTGAATTGATAATAGCAATGCGTATTGATTTAGGCAATAGCTAAACGTGTTTTGACCATCAATACGCAAGCGTATAAATTTAAACTCATGAAAAAAGAAACTCTTGCAGAACGCCTGAATCAGGCAATGGAACTATCTGGCATGTCTCAGGGCGCTCTGGCTAAGGCGTCTGGCGTCGCTCAGCCCACTATCTGGCGGCTGACCAGCGGCAACGCCCGCGGCTCAACTAAAATCGTTGAGATTGCCAATGCGCTTGGCGTTCGCTCTGAGTGGCTTTCAACCGGAGTTGGACCAATGCGTGACGATGGTCAAATGCCCGCGATTTCGCAGCCAAAAACAGAGCTGGCGCCTACTGACACATTCCGCATTGAAGCGCTAGACTTTTACGTGAGCGCTGGGCCAGGAGCCATCAACAGCGAGTTCGTAGAGGTGCTTAGATCCGTGGAATATTCAGTCGAAGACGCTCGTCGGATGTTTAATGGCAGGAAGGCTGAGCAGATCAGAATCATCAATGTTCGCGGAGACAGCATGTCCGGGACCATTGAACCAGGTGACTTACTGTTCGTCGACATCAGCGTCCAGCACTTTGATGGTGATGGGATCTACGCCTTCATATACGACGACACATCTCACGTGAAGCGCCTTCAGAAGATGAAGGATAAGCTACTTGTCATTTCAGACAACCAGACTTACCGTCCATGGGATCCTATTGAAAAAGAAGAAATGAACAGGATACTGGTGTTCGGAAAAGTGATAGGCAGCATGCCTCAAACATATAGAAAACACGGTTAACTTTTAGCCTAACGGCTTTTCACAGCAAGGATCATCATGAAAAAGCTCTTTATTGCAGCGACTGCAGCTGCGCTTCTCTCTGGGTGTGTGTCCATTCCTAAACCAGTAAATCTTCCGCCGTTCCCACAGGCAGAGTATGACAAGTTGAAACTGGATGGCTCCGAGAAGCTGACTGGCCAGGCCTTCCTTAAGACAATGGGCGGAGACGTGAAAGTGGCAGCTGGCAGTCAGGTTATCCTGATGCCAAAAACCTCCTATACCGATTTCCAGTTCGCCACCTGCATGGGGCTTACCCGCTGTGACAAAGAAGATATGCGCGCAGCGAAATATGAGAAAGTCACTATTGCTGATGCCCAGGGTAAGTTTGAGTTCGATAACATTGCGCCTGGCGAATATTACGTCCAGACCAGCGTTACTTGGATGCGCCCATCCACGTACGGCCTGGTAACTGAAGGCGGTGCGCTGATGTCAGCAGCCTCAGTAAAAGCAGGACAGAACAATACGGTTATGGTTACCCGCTAACCTTCACTGCCATGAAGAACCCAGCCATAGTGCTGGGTTTTTTATTGGCCGCAGCCAGCCCATTCGTCACAGCTACACCCGCCGCAGTAAAAAAACGATCTGAATCCCAACCTCTCTAAAAAATATCAAAAAAAATTCCTTTAGCTATCAGCACATTAATAGCAATTGCTATTATTTAATATCAATACGTATTGCTATAAACAATACTCATCGCTATTATCAATCCATCGAAACGAAACATCGACAGCTGAGCGAAGTTAGCCAGCGGCGGACAGCAAGTCGCCTGCTCATTAAGAATTCAGTCAAGCAGCAAATCACCCGGAGCGCTCCTGGCAAATTGAAATGGCGCCCAATGGGATTGAGGCAGGTGTGTAACGCGTGGCGGGTATAGCACACGAAGAGGACTCCGCACCGGAATGGTTTGCTGCTCAGTTCCCGAACATCGGGGCAGTAGTACCAAAGGAATGTTTTGGGGTGAAGCGGCGTGGGAAATCGGTGACACGCTCAGCGTCTACGTGAGCGCATCGTATTTCACGATTGGGCAGGCAGGTGGCCCAGAGAGTTCGGTTTCGTCCGACCTTGAACACATCGCCGGGGTAACGTCCGGCCTTCACCACTAAAGCATTTCTCCCGCATCAGCGGCTAACGACAGAGGGTAAGTCAATGATTCGTCTTAACAACGAAATTAAAAATCAGCTATGCCATAACCTGCTTCTCGCATCCCCATTGTTTGAGAAAGCGAAAGCTGCGGTTAATGAGAGGGCGAAAATTGTTGAAGAAATTCGACAGGCATTGCTCAAGCAGGAAAACACTAGCGATGAGCAAATAACTAAGGCTCGGGAAGATTTCAAAGATAACTCGTTCATCAAGATGCAGGTCGGCGCTAAAACTGCAATTTTAAAGGCCATTATCAATGGTGAGTATCACGAATTAGCCAGGAACGGTTTGGATCATCGCTATCGCCACCGTGGAAAACATATTGGTAAGCACGATCTTGAAAGCGACCTGTTCTTCGGAGCTTCCTTCTCGCCGGTAGTTGAATCGGGTTTTGTTCCTGAAAGTTACATCACGCTGAAGAAGGTTGGAAAATTACACGACCGACTTACTGAATCGACGGTAACCATCAACGTTCTTTACGATGAAGTTGATGCCTTCAAATTGCAGGTTAAGGGCGCTCTAACCAAAGTCTCAACTGTTAAAAAACTGGCTGAGATGTGGCCTGAGGCAGTGCCATATTTGCCTGAGGTGGAACGCCGTGAAGCGACCAGCACCGCACTTTCCATTCCCGTTGAAACACTAAACGCCCTTTGCGGCATACCAAAGAATGAATGACCCGCTTCGGCGGGTTTTTTATCGGCCATACCTCAGCAACTTCACAGAGGTTGCTTAGTTATGACAACCGGCGGCCATCCACCGCCCATTGAAACACTGAATAAATGCGTTGAAGTCTTGTATTAACCGTTCCGTTCGCCGCGATAAGGCCAAGAGGATTTATGAGGAAGAATAATGGCGGCCCAGCATTCCCTTACTCCGGAGTGCATAAGGGTGAAAAAGAAAACCTGATAGTCGACAGCCATGGCATGACGCTACGCGACTACTTCGCGGCTAAGGCTATGGCATCAATTGTGCGCAGATGGGACGGACATTCGTTTGGTGGCGGCCCGGAATCACCACAATACAAAGAATTAGCCGAAGATGCATATTACATTGCCGACGCCATGCTCCGCGCGCGGGAGGCATCATGACAGTCACCCACAACGGCAAGCAGTACACAGCCAAAAAGCTCAACGATAACGAGTGGCAGCTGACGTCGGTATCGAGCCCGCGTGAAAAGCTGACGCTGAACCGCTGGCACATGAAGCTGGCTGGCCTCCTGGAACAGGTTGAGGTGAAGGTATGATTGGAATGCACTACGGAACAGCATCAGTGCCACGTAGCGAGGTTTTACCGGGCACAATGCTGCAACACCACGGCAAAACTTATCGCGCCTCTGCGAACGTTGAGAAAGGCCTGTACGCCTTCAACATCTTCGAAAAAACCATCATCAAAAGTGATTCTGTCGTTGTGCTGCTGAATGAGCGCGGCGAGCCGATGGTTCACTGATACCTAACCCCCTATTCAACCGATCGGCCTGGCATTAAGCGGGCGGCATCTGCACATCCAAATTTCAGGAGAAACCATGAGCGAAGTAACGGACTTAACTGTCATCGAAATCAAGCCGGATCAGGCTCCAGCGCTATACATCTCGGGCGGCCTTGATGCTTACCTTGAACAGATCCGCCAGGCAGTAAACGAAGTGCCGGACCTGTCCACGAAGAAGGGCCGTGACCGTGTCGCCTCTCTGGCGGCGCAGGTTTCCCGCAGCAAGACAGCAATCGAAAAGCCGGGACGTGAGTACCTTAAGCGCCTGAAAGAGGCTGTGCGTCCGGCTGAGGCCGAAATTAAGCGTTTCGTTGATGCCTGTGACGAGTTGCGCGATGCGACCCGACGCCCACTAACTGAATGGGAAGCCGAGCAGGAACGCATCAAGGCTGAAGAGGCTATGAACGCGCTGCACGCCGAAGCTCTGCAAATTAACATCAAGTTCGATCAGGAACTGGCTGCCAAGATCGAAGCAGACCATGAAATGGCCCTGCTGATGAACAAGGATATTGACCGCGACCGCGAAGAACAGCGACGCCTGGCGGAACAGGCTCAACGTGAACGTGACGAGCGGCTGAAACAGGAAGCGGCAGAACAGGCCCGCCGCGATGCCGAAGCGAAGCACAAAGCAGAGATTGAAGCCGCAGCGCGCCGTGAAGCTGAAGAGAAAGCCCGTGCAGAGCTGGCTGAACGCCAGCGCGTCGAAGCGGAACAGCGTGCAGCTCGCGAGAAGCAGGAAGCAGAAGCCCGGGCGGAACGCGAAAAAGCCGCGGCAGTGGAGGCTGAGCGCCTCAAGGCAAAACAGGCAGAAGAGAAACGCCTGGCCGAAGAGAAACGCATCGCCGACGAACAGGCAAAACGTGAAGCTGACGTGAAGCACCGCAAGACGGTCGGCACCAACATTGTTAATGCGCTCACCAGCCACACCAGCTTAACCCGCGAACAGGCTATCGAAGTGCTAACCGCTCTGAAAGATGACCTAATCCCATGCGCGAAAATCCACTACTGAGGCAACCATGAACGCATACCTCACTTACGACCGCATCGAAGATCGGCGCTGGGTTGAACAGCAGCTCACGGACGAGAAAGAGAAGTGGATCGACGACCGGGCTCAGCAAATCATCGACATGATGCCAAAAGAGCCGTCCGGACTCTTCCACTTCTCCGTACCGATTGACTCCAGCCCATACGAAGGACTTCGCAGCGATAAAGCTGGCGAGGCCTACAACGATTTCATTTCGGCAGTTGCTTACGCCCAGGCGGAATACGACTGGGAACACCGTACCGGCTGCCCGTTTTAATTTTTGAGGGATTTAACAATGAGTACTGCACTTTCCACCATGGCCGGGAAACTGGCCGCACGCCTCGGCATGGATGCCGGTACAGACCTGATGAATACGCTGAAGAATACAGCGTTCAAAGGTGGCAACGTCACGGACGAGCAGTTTACAGCCCTGTTGATCGTCGCCAACCAGTACGGCCTGAACCCATGGACAAAAGAGATTTATGCCTTCCCAGATAAAGGAGGGATTGTCCCGGTCGTCGGCGTTGATGGATGGGCTCGCATTATCAACGAACATCCTCAGTTTGACGGTATGGAGTTCTCTTACGACAAAGAGGAAGGCGCGTGCACCTGCAAGATTTACCGCAAAGACCGCAAGCACCCGACAATCGTCACCGAGTATATGGGCGAGTGCAAACGCAACACTCAGCCATGGCAGTCCCACCCTACACGCATGCTTCGCCACAAGACGCTGATTCAGTGCGCGCGTCTGGCCTTTGGTTTCGCTGGTATCTTCGACCAGGACGAGGCCGAGCGAGTGATTGAAGGAACAACGGCAGAGGTTCATGCAGGCCATGAATCAGATAGCCGTCGTCCGGACCTGATCGCAAAAGGCGAGTCTGCCGCGCGCCTTGGAACCGTTAAGTATCAAGAGTTCTGGGTGGCGCTGAGCGCTGAAGAGAAGCAGGTAATTGGAGCAGTTGAGAAGCGACGCATGTATGACATGAGTCTTGCTGTCGACAACGCCGAGCCTGTCAATGTCGCAGATGCGGAGGCTGAATGATGGAGCAACGCACCCCTGAATGGTTTGCTGCGCGCTGCGGCAAGGTCACAGCCAGTCGACTGGCTGATGTCATGGCCCGGACTAAGTCGGGCTACTCCACCAGCCGCCAGAACTACATGGCAGAGCTGATTTGCCAACGACTGACCGGGAAGCTGGAGGAAGGGTTTTCGAATGCCGCGATGATGCGCGGCACTGAACTTGAGCCAGTGGCGCGCGAAATGTACGCGCTGAATGAGTTCGATGCGGAAATCACTGAAGTTGGACTCATCGATCACCCAACCATACCCGGATTCGCAGCCAGCCCGGACGGACTTGTTAACGACGACGGGCTTATCGAAATCAAATGCCCCAACACCTGGACCCATCTTGAAACGCTGAAAACTGGCGAGCCAAAGCGCCAGTACATGCTGCAAATGCATGCGCAGATGATGTGCACCGGGCGGAAATGGTGTGATTTCGTTAGTTTCGATGATCGCCTGCCGCCTGATCTCGCCTATTTCAAGAAGCGCATTCATTTCGATGAAGAGCTGGCGCGCGAAATCGAGTCTGAGGTTAAGAGCTTCATTGCAGATCTGGAATCTGAAATTCAGAAAATCACAGAGCGTGCAGCATGAAACGCACACCCTTCTACCGCAGGCCCGGGCGAACCGGGCAATTCTCGGGCCTCCGTGAGCGTGTTATCTGGATGATTCAGACGCGCGGCCGCCCGGTAACCGGCAGCGAAATCGCCGAGAAGTTTGGCGTAACGCTCATCGAGTTTAACCGGGTCGCCAACGGCATCACCCGCGGCTCCGGACAGATAGCGCATATCGTTGAGTCGAAAAAATGGCTCAACGAGGACGGCATCTGCGACCGCACTTTCGACCTCGTCACGAAGCCGAAGGTTGTAACGCCGCAGGGCAAATCGCGGCTGTTCACCCGGCGCGCCATAGAGCAATCGCAGGAAGGTAGACGGCAGGAATGCATTGAACGTGCCGCCCGCCGTAGCCGCCTAATTGCTCAGGGCCTCTACATCGACGAAATGGAGTCCATCCTATGACTCACGCTCACGACGACATCAGGGTTGGCACACTGCGCCTTCCCTTCATTGGAAAAGGCTGGCTAATGCCATGGGGTGAAGTGGTCAGCAATCCATTAAAGGCGCAGCGGCTCGCTGAGGAATATCGGGAAAGGCAGGAGGCGGCATGACAGATTCAACAATCTTGGACATGTGCTGCGGTTCTCGCATGTTCTGGTTCGATAAGCAGGATGATCGCGCTGTTTTCAGTGATATCCGTGCCGAGCAGCATGAACTTTGCGACGGCCGCCAGTTAATCATAAGCCCGGACCTTATAGCTGATTTCCGTGCCCTTCCCTTTGCCGACAACACTTTCCCTGTAGTCGTGTTCGATCCGCCACACCTTGAGCGCGTCGGAGATAACGCGTGGATGGGGAAAAAGTACGGCCGGCTGAACAAAGAAACGTGGCGCGATGATCTGCGTGCCGGCTTCGCAGAAGCATTTCGGGTGTTGTGGCCACACGGCGTGCTCATCTTCAAATGGAACGAAACTCAGATCCCGGTAAGCAATATTTTGGCGCTGACTGACGAGAAGCCCGCCATATGGCAACGAACAGGAAAAGCCGACAAAACCCACTGGGTTATTTTTGTGAAAGGCGGCGCGAAATGACAGGAAAATACGCTCTTATCTACGCTGATCCGCCCTGGTCTTACGGCAACACCATCAGCAACGGCGCTGCCGCCGATCACTACTCAACCATGAAGCTAATCGACATTAAGCGCCTGCCGGTGTGGGAGCTTGCCGCCGAAAACGCGGTGCTGGCGATGTGGTACACCGGCACGCATAACCAGGAAGCTATCGAACTGGCTGAGGCCTGGGGCTTCACCGTTCGCACGATGAAGGGCTTTACCTGGGTGAAGCTGAATCAGAACGCCGAGTTGCGCATCAACAAGGCGCTGTCCGAGGGGGACGTCAGCGATTTTTACGACTTCCTCGATCTGCTTAACGCCGAGACTCGCATGAACGGCGGCAACCACACCCGGGCCAATACCGAAGATCTGCTGATTGCTACCCGCGGCGCCGGGCTGGAACGAAAGCACGCCGGGATTAAGCAGGTGGTATACAGCCCGCTCGGAGCGCACAGCGAAAAGCCGTGGGAAGTACGGCACAGGATGGAGTTGCTTTACGGTGATGTGCCACGCATTGAGTTATTCAGTCGCAGCGCAGCGCCAGGCTGGCATCACTGGGGAAATCAGTGCGCCACCGCCGCGGTGGAACTGCTGCCCGACTGCGCCATCGACGTCGTGAAAACGGAGGCCGCATGACGCCAGCGAATGAAAACGCCTGCCGCCGCTGCACCGAGGAAATCCAGCAGGCCATGCGCAAGAAGCCAAAGCCTAACTGGAACGAAACGGTGCCTCCCATCATCAACAAGCATCACAAGAAAATTGAAGCTCTGGGAGTTAGCCTCCTGGAGTTCGTCGTCAAAACTGGCCGCCTTAATGGGCGGTTTGGAGCCGAACAATGAATATGAAAACTGAAAAAATCGTGATGATGGACAGCGATGAAGCGGCCAGCATCCAGACCGTAACTGGTTGGGTAGACCGTCAAGGTCGTTTCTGGGGTGGTGACGAGCACCAGGCGCGTTGGTGCGGCGCTACTCATCGCAAGTGTAAAAAAAAACCTGATGAGCATCCTATTCATAGCACTCATGGCTATTGCGAAGAATGCCACCGCGAAAGCCGCCAGGCGAAGTTCGCTACCTTTGAGCGCGCGGTATGGACCGGAGAGCCGCTCGTTATCTTTGATGATGACCAGTACTTTTTCGACGCTGAGTCGCTGGCCGACTATTGCTATGAGCACTCCCTGCTGCCCAGTGAGTTGCAGTTAATGATCTGCGAGCCTAACTATCCGCCTGAGTTCGACTTGGAGCAGCACTGCGAGGAGATCATGCCTGATGGCGATGACTATTACTGTTTGCCGCAAGCTGTGCGCGATGCTGCTGAGGCGCTGAATAAGGCGCTGAAAGAAAGTGCTCCAGCATCGTGGAGTGCCAGCAACCGTGTGGCGATCGTCTCTGACGACATGCTCAACGACGAGCAGAAGGCCGAAATAATGGCGGAGCGCGCCGCATGAACAGAGCCTCCCCCGTTGATTTGAGAAAAAGCCTCGAAATAGCCAATCACCTAGCCCACATCGGGATTCGCTTTGTGCCGATCCCGGTGGCGACAGAGGAAGAATTCCAGACGCTGGCCGCCGAGCTATCGCGACGGCTTGAGCAGATGGCAGTCGAAGCCGAGAAGAATGAAGGCGGTGCAGCATGAGCAAAATATTATCAACGGCAATTAGCCTGGCCATTATTGGATGTCTTCTTTTCGGTAACGAGCAGGCGCAGCAGTTTGCCTATTACTCGTACCTGGTGATTACCGTTTTGGGATGGATTGCTGTTTTATGCGGATGCATGACCTATGAGTTCGTGCGTGAGGAAATGAAATATTTGTGGTTAAGCATTCCTCTATCCGTAATGACAATCTATGCCCTCATCGTCACCGACCATACGGCTTTAGCGGCCTCCGCTCTCGTCTTCGCTCTGTTTTTTGCTGGGGCTGCGAAAAACAAACCCAAACGAAACCCACTATGAAAAAGCAAATCACCAGGTCGCTAAAGCGGCCTTTTTTATTGCTGGCGTTCACCTTCAACCGAATTAACCGACAGTTCCGGGAGCATTGACTATGGCTCGCTACAAGTTCACAAACCGTAAAGCTCGTATTGAAAAGAAGTTCAGCAAATCGGCAATGGAGCTGCTTATTCAACTAAGACCAAGGAGCATTAACGCCGCAGATTTCACCCTTGAGTATGGTGATTTCGAAGGCCGTCATGGAACGGTTTATCACGACGAATGGCACCTTTGGGGCTCCCCTGATTACTGGACTGGCGAGTGCGATAGTTACGATGCCTTTTTCGTACTCCACGACCATTTAATTATGCTGACGCACGACCATGAGGGCGAGATGGATGCCCGCAATAAAGTTGGCTGGGACGAAGAAATAGACATCACTCCTTATTGCTCTCCATGGCGCCTTGGCACCGTCAACCGCGCTCAAATCATTAGGCATTGCCGACAGCTTGTGTCTGCTGGCATCAACTGGGACGCTTAACATGGCCGATATCATCGATACCGCAGCAGAGATTGAAGAGCTTCAACGTAACGCTGCCCTTTCGGCTCACCGAGTGAACCGCAATGCCGTATCAGCTGAGCGTTGTGAAGAATGCGACGAACCAATTCCCGAGCCGCGGCGCGCTGCCGTCCCCGGCTGCCATACGTGCGCAGAATGTCAGGGCGTGATCGAACTGAAGAATAAGCAGAGGGGGATGTGATGGATTACAGCAAGCTAAGCGACTTTGAAATTAACAAACGAGTGGCGATCGCAAATGGGCTTTTGGTTCAGGAAATTGACGATAGCAAAGCCACTGGCATGACGAGCAAATATCACGAACTCCGCCCACACACTGTTTGGGTGAGTGATGGTGAAAACCCATGGGAGCAATATGCGCCAACTCTTTGCTGGGAGGATGCGGGTCCGATCATCCTTAATAATCGCATTAGTCTGGTTTGGGATTGCGCTGAAGATGCCAGTTCTGAGTGGTGGAATGCTGTTGACCAGTTCGATGAATGCCGCGTTCAGTATCAGTCCAACCCGCTGCGCGGTGCAATGATCGTGTTCCTCATGCTTCTGGAGCAGGCCAATGTTCAGGATAATCCAGCCTAATACTTGGTACGCCGATCCCCACGGCGCGCCCTGCAAAATCCTCCGCGCTACCCACGAAGTCATCCACTACATCCGCAACGGTCGCACCTGCATCGCCAGCATGGGCCGCTTTCAACATGAATTCGAGCCGCTGACCAAAGCACAGGCTGAGCGGATCGCCGAAGAAGTCGAAACAGCAGAACATCTGAAGAAGCTGCGCGCCCAGCGTGCGGCATGAGGAGAGAGCGTGAAACCTTACGAATCGAAGAAATCACAGTTCACCAGAAACCTGATCCGGCGGCGCCACGCTGAATGGTCAGAACAAACCTTCGGCAACGTCGGCCCCATTGGACCACTGAAGCACCTTTCGAAAGAGGCGCTGGAAGCTGCCGCCGATCCTGGCGACCTCAGCGAGTGGGCTGATATGCAGTTCCTGCTTTGGGACGCGCAGCGGCGCGCCGGTATCACCGATGAGCAAATCACCGCGGCGCTGGAAGAAAAACTAAAGGTGAACATGACCCGCCACTGGCCGGAACCGAAAGACGGTGAGCCGCGTCTTCACATCAAACCATGACGCAACTGATAGCCAGTTATGAGCTGGCTATTGGGTGCGAAAGCACTGCTCCGTTATCCCTTTTGCCCTCCACTGTGAGGGCATTCTTTTTGGGAGTTCACCATGCAATCAAACCCCATTAACTGGCTCATCGCCGCACTTATGGCGCTGGGCGCTCTCATCTCATTTCTTCACGAACCGGAAGGTGTGCAATGGCTGCTTTTAATGTGGGCGCATTAGTCCAGAAGAAGACCGGTGGTATCCATGGCGTGGTGGATAGCCAACTGGAGCCGGAAGGCGATCACCCGAAAGCCTGGGTGCGTTGGGATGACGGCAATTATTCAGTGCGCGCGGAAAACGAATTACGCGCGGCCACGCCAGACGGCCCGCAGTTTTATAAAACGATGTCATAGGAGCGACCATGAGCGAAATGACCTTAATCGTGCCCAACGACTGGGTAACAGAAGAAAAGCTCGTCGAGATTACCGGCCTTCGCCCTGGCACTATCGAGCGGGCCCGCAAAAAATGCTGGATGATCGGGCGGGAATATCTGCATGTTTCCCCGGACGGCGTGCCGAAGAAGAACAGTGAATGCATGTACAACCGAAAGGCTGTCGACCAGTGGGTTGAGAGCATGTCAAAGAAACAGCCGGGTGCGCGCCAATGAAGATCCGTTTATGCTTAGCGGGCTCTTGGACGTCAGGAGGGAATAATGGCTAAGTCAGCATACCCAACAGGCGTGGAGAACCACGGCGGAACGCTCCGCATATGGTTCATCTATAAAGGCAGCCGGGTTCGTGAAAGCCTCGGCGTGCCGGATACACCAAAAAACAGGAAGGTCGCTGGCGAGCTGCGCGCGTCGGTGTGCTTTTCGATTAAGACCGGCAACTTCAACTATGCAGCGCAATTCCCAGACTCGCCTAACCTGAAAAGGTTTGGGGTGGAGAGCAAGGAAATCACCGTGCTGGAGCTGGCGAACAAGTGGCTTGAACTGAAGCGTATGGAGATCAGCACCAACGCGATGTCACGCTATGCATCTATAGCGCGCAACATGGTGCCCAGGATTGGTGGGGACAGGCTGGTATCTGCGGTAACGCAGGAAGATCTGCTGTTTATCAGGAAGGAATTGCTGACCGGTTATCACACGCTGAAAGTCGGGCAGAAAACGCCGGTTAAGGGCCGCTCAGTCAGAACGGTCAACAACTACATGAAGACCATGGGCGGGATGTTTAAGTTTGCTGCTGACAGCGGGTATGTCAGGGTGAACCCGTTCACCGGGATCGCCATGCTTAAGCGGTCGCGCTGCGAACCTGACCCGCTGACGCGTGAGGAGTTTGTCAGGATGATTAACGCCTGCGCTCACCAGCAGCTGAAAAACATGTGGTCTCTGGCTGTGTACACCGGAGTTCGCCACGGCGAACTTGTGTCGCTGGCCTGGGAAGATATCGACCTGAAAGCGGGCACGATGATGATCCGCCGGAACCACACGTTAACGAAGGAATTCACACTTCCGAAAACGGAGGCAGGAACGGACCGCATCATTAACCTCATTCAGCCAGCGATCGACGTGCTGAAGAGCCAGGCCGAATTAACACGCCTGGGTAAGCAGTATCAGGTTGAGGTGAAACTGCGCGAGTATGGCCGTACTGATGTGCATCCGTGCACGTTCGTGTTCAACCCGCAGATCGCATCACGTAATGGCCGTGCCGGGCATCATTACGCTGTGGGGTCGATCAACCAGTCCTGGGAAGCTGCAATGCGACGCGCCGGGATTCGCTATCGCAGAGCATACCAGTCCCGACACACGTATGCATGCTGGTCGTTGGCCGCCGGTGCTAACCCGAACTTCATCGCGAAGCAAATGGGCCACACCGACGCGCAAATGGTTTACCGGGTGTACGGATCCTGGATGGCTGAAAATAACCAGGACCAGGTACTCATCCTCAACCAGAAACTGAGTGAGTTTGCCCCATCCATGCCCCACGCAGTGGGATTGGATGATTATTAA